CTCGAAATCGTAGCAGTTACATTTTTTGTACCCGATACACCTTCACTATCGGTAAAGTTGACAGGAATAGTAACCGTTCCACTATCCGATATCATCGAAGATGCATTACTTGAAAATACAACCGTATTACTAACATCACTTCCGGCTAATCCATTTGTATAAGTAGGTGTACCTAACGAAGTAAATCTAGTTGTACCACCTTCTAATGCAGTTACGGTTAAAGTTTGTGGTGTAGCAGAACCACTACCACGAGAATTTGATTGGATTGATTGAGCAGTTGGAGTTACTGCAACTTCAACATTTGGTACTCCTCTTTTACTTTTTGAGTAGGTTACAACTTTTGTTACATCGGTTGTATCTCCTGCTCCATCTTTGTATCTTACTAATAAAGTTAAAGAACCACTATCGGCAGTTAAAGTAGTAATACCATAAGTGGCATCAGATGGGTTAGAACCTTGTCCACCATTCGGAGTACAATTCACACCAGTTGCAGAAATTACATCAAATCTATTATTTGTTGTCAATCCTTCCTGTCTTACTATATCTTCTCCACCCACCTTTACACTTACCGAACCACTTGTTACTACAAATGAACCACTGCTTACAAATCCAGTTGAAAGAGCCGGTAAAGTAGCGTTTTCATTTGTTAAGTTTATCGATAAACCATCTAATATTTTTACGGGAGTTATTTTTACTTGGTCATGGTAATCAATACCAAAACTATCCGATGATGTAAATACATAAGTTGTACTTCCAGTTAAAAAGTTATAGGTTGATCCTGATAAAAAGTAAGTTGCTACACCAGTTGTTGGGTCATCAAATAACAAATTCAATGCAGGTCCAACACCAACTTGGCTACCTGAATTTATAGTAATAGGTGACCCTACCGAACTTAAATTTTTTCTTCTTACATCAAAAACAATTACTTGACCAGTTGGATTTAATGATAAATCAGTTGCCTTATAAATGAATTGATTCGCAGTTGATGAAGCAAAAAGACCAGGTGCATTATCACCATCTTCTAATCTATAAATCGTTTCGTAATCTTCTAAACCATCTGCAGATGCAGTATATGTAATGAAACCAACTCTAACTAAACTTGTAGTTGATGTATCTAATGAACCACTAAATTCATCAAGTTGAACTACAAATCCAGCAGATGATGATGTATGTAATCGACCAGGATATTCAGTTCCACCCAAAGATAAATACTGGGCTTCACTTATATAACTTCCGGTTATATCAAACACCGAACGACCATAGGTTACATCTCCTGCAATGTTTTGGCGAGTAGTTGTAAATCCAATTTGTTGAAATGGTGGATTTGCTATAGAACCAGTAAAAAATCTAAATGCGTTTCTATCTGATTGAAGATTTAAAATTTTTGTTGATGTTGGAAAATCATTACCACCATCAAAAGTTGCAGATGCTACAACATCTACTGGTATATAATTGTTATTTATATCGTAAAACTCAAATCGGAAATCAAAAGTTTCGGATTCAAGTTTTCTTGGTATATCTTGAATTAAAACAAACTCATCTGGTGAAAATGAAGTTTCTTGTGCGTTCTTTAATGATATATTTGAAATATACCAATCCGAACCACTTATTTCAAATACCAACTTTGCGTTTGAAGATGAGATTGGATTTGCAATTATATTTTGAGTAAGTGTTTGACGAGTTTTGTAAATACCCGAACCACTTACTGTTAAAAAACTTTGTTGATAATCGGAACCAGATAAATACGCCTTAATATATTCAGAACCATCTAACGAACCACTTAAAATAGTTTTAAATGTTAATGTATATTCAACATCCTTTGTAATGTTAAAAGATTCTGATGTTATAAGATTTTGAACTCCACCTGCAGAAAAATTATAATCAGTTTTAACTGAAGATTGTAAAACATCAACATTTATACTGACAGGATGTTGGTTGGATGATGATACCCAGTATCTTGATAAATTGGTTTCAGTAAAATTACCATAAGAAATTTCAGTATCGTTTGGTACAGTTATATCTCTTAGTAATTCAGTTGATTCTAATTTTGACTCTTGAACGAATTGAAAATCAGTAACTTCATTTCTTGATTTCCTGAATACTTTTACCCTTGCAACATCACCAACGAAAGTTTTAAGATTTGATATGTTTATTTTAGCAAAAGAACCAGTTAAGGCCGAACTATCTATACTTTGGTTTTCAAGAAATTCAAATGAAGTTGTATAAGGTGTTGATGAGAAATTAGTTACAACATTTCCAACTAAGTATGGAACATCGACCAAAACTTCCTTAGAATTTAAAACTTCACGAACCGTTGGCGAATATGAGAGTGATGGTAAGTTTATAATATTTTCATCAACCGAACTTGTCCAACTACTACCATCAGTAATTTTAAGTTTGTAAATAGTCCCCGCAGTCCAAGTTGAAAGATTTGAACCTGCTGTTGGTTGTAACGCAATACCTTCCAACGAACCACTTTGTGTTACACTTGGTATTGTCTTTGAAAATATAGGTTTTACGAGTTCGGTAATAGAAACCAATGGTCTTCTATAAAAACGAACAGTGTCTTCATTAGAGAGGTTTCTGTTGATTTTAAAGGTTCTTTCCCACTTGACGTTATAAACACCCTTCCATTCATTTGGAATCGGTAGGATGGTTCCATTTTCGTTTATATACTCTTTTAATTCACCAAGTACGGTAATCTTTCCAATTCCTATCGGAGTATCAGGATAAACATGGACAGAGATGAGAGATGATACACCCTCATAATAATCAGGAATACCTTTACCGGGTTCGAAATATACTGGATTTCCCTCAACATCCAAGATTTCGATTTTAACCTCGGTTGTCTCTTTTAAAAATTCAGAACCCTCAATTAAGAATCCATTTTTACCCCCGCTAAAAGTTTCCTTGAATTCGGTGATTCTAAAAAAATCCGAATTAGGATTTCTATCAACTAGGAAAGTTGAAAAATTAGAAAGATTTTGAAAAGGTGAAAATGATTTTATTATTGCCATAAAAAACTCCTATATGATAATAAATATGAAATTTTTTAATACTTATAATTTTGATATATAGAAATATATAGAAATCTATAATCCAAAATATAATATGGAAAAGCAAAAATATACTACAATTCAAATAAAAAAAGAAACCCATGAACTCTTACAAGATTATTGCAAGGAACATGGGTTTAAATTAAGTGGTTTAGTTGAATCTATGATTAAACAAAGAGTCTCACAACCAAAGCCTCAAAATGTGTTAAAGGTTAGAACTTAACCTGAGAGAATCCATTTATCTTTTTAATCTCTACTAAATTATCTACTACATCTCGCATTGAATCGATGTGAGAAATAATCATCACAAAATCAAATTGTGTCTTTAAGTAGGTAAATAACATAAATAAGGATTGTAGATTCTCACTATCCAAAGTACCGAACCCTTCATCGATTACCAAGAAATTTGGACGAGGTAGGTTACAAACATTAATTAGGGCAACTCGGATTGCAAGTCCACTAATAAATCTCTCCATACCACTACACATCTCCAAAGACCATTTTTGGTCACCATAAACAAGATATGCATTGATATTCTTACCATCCATCTCTAACTGCATTCCGAACTCTACAATCTGACCTAAGATGTTATTTACTTCACCTTCAATCATTGGTAGGGCCTTTTCAATCAATTCATAAGAAACACCATCTTTACCAAGTGCATTCAAATAATAGTCAAATAACTTGGATTGGTCTTCCAGTTCTCTAACCTCTTTGATTCGAGTCTCTATTGTTTCTTTTTGATTTTGAAGAGCAGAAATCTTACCATTTAGTTTTAGAATCTGAGAATTTAGTTTAGTCAAATTATCTTTAACAACTTTTAACTTATCCCTAACATCGGTGATTTCTTCTCTAATTTCTCTATTTTTCTTGATTTGTTCCTCATTCTTGTAATACTCATCAATCAGTTGTTGTTGTTGATTAATTTGAGATTCCAATTTAACTTCTTCGGTTTCCTTGGTGGAAAGTTGATTATGTAACTGAGAAAGTTCTCTATCAATCTTATCTTCTTTTTCTTTCGCTTCTTTAAGATTTTCCCAATCTTGAACCAATCCTTTAGTTTGATTGATAATATCAACCAATCCATTTAATTGAGTAGTAAAATCTTCTACTTGAATTTTTCCTTCCACAATAGAAAAATTTACTCGCTTCATTTCTTCAAAAATGGTTTGTGAGTTTTCTATACACACCTCACATTTTTCATTGTATTTATGAGAATCCAAGTGTTCTTTTTGAGAATTTAATGATTCTAATTTGATGTTTATTTTTTCAATTGCCGATTCGATTTTGGAAATATTTTGTTTTGTCTCGGTAATTTTATTGATTGCATCTTTTAATTCATCTTCATCATATCCATCAATGATTTCTTCTAAAGTTACTTGTAATTCTTCACGATGGGTAATTCTTTCCTGAATTGCACCTTTTGATGATTTTACTTCATCTATTTTATCTTGAAGAATTTTTAATCTACTTTCTAATTCATCAATCGAGACACCACTATCAGAATTTAATTTTACAATTTTCTCGTTTAACTTAATGATTTGTTTGTTTAAATTATCTTCTTCATCTTTTAATGAAGTTTGGTATATTTCTAATAATTTAAACTCATTTTTATCAGTTTTAAGAGTTGTATCAATCTCTGCTAATTTTGTAGTAAAATCATCTGATTTAAATTTTCTGATAAGTGTTGCATTATCTCTATTCTCATCTGATGCCAAATTATACAATTTATCAAATATATCCACACCAATAAATTGAGATAAAATCTCCTTTCTTTCTGATTGTGATTTATCAATGAAGAGAGCATTGTTTCCTTGCAGAGAAAGAGTAGTTAGAACAAAATCCTCAAACTTACCCAAATACTTTTCAATATTTTCGTTGGTTTCTCTTCGTTGTTCTCCATTTAAGGATTCGGCAATCCCATTATCTTCTCTCCAAAAATTCACATCTACTTTAACTGCAGTTTGTTTTCGGACATACTTTGCAGTTCGTTCAATAAAATAATCAACACCATCAATTTCAAAGTTAAACTTACAATAAAAATTATCTTTTTGATTATTTAGAATGTTTTTAGCAGAAGAAGTTCGTGAAGTTTTATCGTAGATACAAAACGAAAGAGCATCAAAAAGTGATGATTTACCACTTGCATTTGGTGCAAAGATACCCATGATACCTTGAGCTCTATCAAACCTTACTAAGTTTCCTTCACCATACGAGAACATATTTGAGAACTCTAATGTCTTAGGAGTCCACAAAATGTTTTCAGGTAGGTTATCTGAATTAATTTTAGTATTCAACTCTTTGTTGATTTCTGCAATCTTGTCCAACTCGGAATCCTCCAAAAGATATTGTCTTTCCAAGTAATCTCTGATTAGAGAGTTTTGGAAAGTTTCATCTTTAACATTCCCAACAATATTTTTATTTAGTTTGGTATTTGTTTTTAGTTGCCCAATAGTATCGGTTCTTGTTACGGTCACCTCATCTACCTTAAACATCTTTTTAAGTTCGGCAATACAAACTTTCATTTGAGATGGTTCGGTATTTGTAAATCGTAATCTTAAACGAGGTTGTCTTGGTAACTTGGTACCAAGTTCATCATATACCCATTGTGGAATCTTTCCATCAACAACATCAACTGTCAAGAACCCATAATCGTTATGGAGATGATGTTCGGTAAAAGTTCGAGTTGGGACATCCCATAGGAGGTAACCGTGATTTTCCAACATCTCACCGTGGTTTTGTTGAACCATCGAACCTGCGTATGCAACCCACTCGTATCCTTCACCAAAAGTTTGTCTCTTGTGAATATCACCAAGAAGGGCTATATCAAATCCATCAAACATATCCACTTGGAATGAATTTGAAGAAACGGTATAACCAATATCAGTTTGTGCTTTATTCACTGGACCGTGAAATAAACATATTTTGTTTTCTCCCTGAATAGTATCTCCCTTTGGCCAATTCGATTTATTATCAAGAATAGAATAAACCACAAAGGTTAAATTATGGATATTATACACTCCAGTATCACGAAGATAATGAATACGAGGGTTATTAAGGTTTTCCACAATTGGAGTAAGGACATCCAATCTATGTGAGTTATTTAAGTTACAATCGTGGTTACCCGTGATTAGAATTGTTTCTCTCAAATTAGAACACTCGGTTAGGAACCAAGAAATTTCTTGAATAAGTTCGGGAGACATTTCGGTTTTTGCATGGGCAATATCTCCTGCAATGTAAATTACCGAATCTTCGATATTATCCTTTTCAACTTGTTCTAAGAATTGTTTGAATATCAATCGATATTCTTTATGTCTTTGCAAATTACGAATGTGTAAATCTGCTAAGTGATAGATTTTATTTATAACCATTATTTGTAATTGTTTCTATCGAAAATGAATTTTTGATTTTTTAATAATTTGAAATTAGAATTTATTTTATCTTTGTTTTGTATATAGTAATTATGTAAATCATCTATTGACATTTTATTAATAATATCTAAATTATTTTTATATTGTTGTAATATAGAATCACGAGTTAATTGTGGAGATAAATCAAATAAATCATCTGCAAGCCAAAATCCCAATTGTTTTAAGTATTGATTAATATAGGAACTACCCAAAATCAAAGGTATATTTTTTGATATAAAAGGATTCCACGATTTTTCACTTAAATGTATTTGGCCATCTAATAGTATAGCAGTTTCTAATATACAACTAACATATGATGTCATTGTAATTGGTAATGGAGGCATTTCAACATTTATATCACCTTGATATGCCATTGTTTGTGTTGAATCCAATATGATAGGAATAGTTTTATTTCTGAATTCAAGTAGTTCTTCATCTATGTCTGAATCGTTGTATGAACGAACGAACGAACTATAACCCAACCAAGAATCATTATTTAATCCTATATCATAAACATATTTAAAAATTTTTATTCTTTCTATTTTATCTACGCCAACTATCATACTTATTTTTTTCTGACGAAAATTTTTAATAAATTGATTTGTGACAAAATCAAACTCATTCCAATAATATTGAAGAGGTGCTCTATATCTAAAATAATTAAAATTATTTTTATCAGTATTAATATTAAACCTATTTGAAAAATAAGTAAGATTTTTTGTATCGGTAAAATCAGACCTATTATCATCATCTACTAAAAAAAATTTACATTGATATTTTTCTGCTATAGAATCTATTTTTTTCGTAAGTTTTTCAAATGAATCTAAATTAAAATATGAGATATCTATTATTATTGAATCACCTGATTTAATATCTATCTTTGATAAGTGTGTATCAAAAAGTTCAATAAAATTATATCTCCAAGCATTTTGTTCTAAATCATCTGAATTTTCAATATCAATAAAATTAACTGGTTCTTTAAAATTTAATAAAGAATGCCATGCTGTATAAGACCCTCTTCTAATATGTATTGGAATTACATGAATCATAAATTGAATAACTTTTGTTTTATCACATCATCAAAGTTAGTTTCTTTGGATTCTTTCAAAATTTGATTCACTTTCGAAAATCCCATTTCACTTGCATCTTTATCTGATGGAATTATATTTCTAACTTTTATACCTTGGTTTCCCAATTGAACTACATAATGTAGAGCTTGTTGTTGAGCATCATTATCGAGAAGAATGTTGATATGTTTTACACCCTTATCATATATATTTTCCATTAATTTTTTTGGAATAAATTTACCAAGAATCGGAATCACATTTCGTTTTACCGAAATTGCATCAAAAACTCCTTCCACGATAGTAATAGGTTCGTTCCAATTTATTTGGTTTTCAAACATTATTACATTTTTGGATACTGGTGGATTTTTGTATTTGAACTTCTCCTCTTCGAAAACTGATCTTGCGATGAAGTAATTGAGTCGATTATCAACATCATAGGAAGGAATGATAATCCTACCAGAATAAATACCACTATCAACATACCCAATGTTATAACGGATAATATCTTCAGTAGTAATTCCACGAGAATCTGCATAGTGTTTTGCTTTTTTATAGGTTGGATTTAACCCCTTTGGTGTATATAGCAATGATTTGAATTCATTTGGTAATCGTAATTCTATTTTTTCCTCATCGGAATCCTTAGAATACACTACATAATCATCACCATAGATTTCATATAGTTTTTGTAATTTCTTCGAATCTACATGGAGTTTTCTTAATAAGGAAGTTATTCTCTTACCTTTGGAATCACATACCCAACAATGCCATTGTTGAGTTTCTAAATTGATTTGTAGTTTCTTTTTGTGGTGATGACAAAATGGACAATGATGTGCTTGTTCATCTCCTTTCATAGAAGTTCCTGCACCTAATACTTCATCGAGTATATTAATTACGAGTGATTTATCTCTGATTGAGAGCATGCATACACAATTTGTTTACACAAATATACGAAAAAGTTTCCACTATACCAAATCTTTTCGAAAAAACTTTCCAAGAAGATTATCATTTAATGCTTTTTTATCACCAAGTACATCGTGTGCAAATTGTTCTTGCAATTCGTAATATGTAAGTGATTTGGTGTTGGGACAAAACCGAAGTATCCTTAATTCTAATTGGTCATTTTCTTTATCTTTAAACCAATCCTGAACTGTTTTGTTTGAAGAACGATATGTTTTCCAATCTGATTCTTTGGTAATCATTTCGTATGTCTTTAACCGTTTATCAGTTAATGAAGCAATTTCTTTTTTACCAAACTTTCTTTTTCTAGTTGATAAAACATTTTTCTTTCCAATATAATACTCACCAGTTTTTCCATTTGTAATTTTATAAATAAAACCAATAGTACCATCTGGCATATCATTTAGTTCGGTTATAAAACTTCCTTTATATGTCCAACTCATAGTTAAAGATGCTAAAATCATTTTTGTATTTTTCCCTTACCCAATCTTTTATCCACTCTTCATTATAGTATTGTTTATATAATTTATGTGTGTTTAAATTTGGATGTTTTTCCCAATATATATTTCTATTTAAATGTGGAATTTCGGTTAATTGTAATCCAATTTGATTTGATATATATTTTAAATCTTTGTTAAAATTTTCATATCTACCAACAAATGAAACTTTTTTATTTTCTCTTTGACCGTGGTGTAAATAATATTCTTGTGAAAAAAATAAAAAATCCAATGGTTCTATTGATTGTATAAAACTTGAAAATAGTTGAATATTTCCCTCTCGTTTTTTGTGTTCATACCAAGATGCAAGACGAGTAAAAGGATTTCGGACAAATGAAAAAATAAAATACCCATCAACATGCATCAATTGATTAAGTGTACCATGAACCATGATTTGCTCAGTCTCAGGTACACTTAATAAAATTTTTGATATAGAATTACCACCTGTCTTGGGTATGTGAATAAAAGCCCACTTTTGGGTTCGATTGATAATTAACCCCACTTATAACAAATTAAATTTATTTTCTATCAGTTATGTCTGAATATTTTTTTGTAGGTGTAAATCCACCTGCAAGATTTCCCAACTTACCACCTCTAGCTTTTTCTAGTTGTTCTTCACTAACTTGTAGTTCAGAACTATCAAAATCTTTTGCAGTAATTGGTGTTCTATCCTTCTTTAATGGAAGTTTAGCAAACTCAGTTTTTTTATATAATTCTTCTATTGATGCCATAATTATTCTTCTATTAGTTTATAAAGTCTTATAGTTTCTAAATCCAATGTTGGATGTTCTTCTTTGTATTTTCTAATACCTTCTACAATATGGCTTTCAGGATTATCATCCCATTGGAATATATTTAATTCCAAAACCTCTGTCATTGCATCTAAATCTTCTTGTGATACTGATGGAATTAATTCTTCTCCTAAATAATTTAAAATTTGATAGTTCATTTTATTTCCTTTTTTAAAATATAAATGTTATAACTTTTATATAAATATCATTAAGTGTCAAAACGAATCAAAAAGTTTAAATCGTAATCAGGTAAATTCTTAATTGGGTTTGGTAGTTTTGCAATGGCAACCATATCACCATCATCATCATATAACCCAATTGTTGTGATATATGGTGCAAGATATGAGCCGGTTGGATCTATTGATGATGAATTATAATAATCATCCCATGTACCAACTTTGGTAGAATCGATAGAACCAGAGTAAAATCTTCTTTGGTTTATATCTTCTATTTCTTTTATTTTTACTGTCTTTGCAGGAGATACATTTAGGATTGGTGTTGTTTCAAAATAATAAGAACCACTTAGAACAACATCAACTGCAGATGGATTTTGAGAGTAATTAAACTCTCCTGCTTTTACCGAAATAAGAACTTCGGTTTCATAAATAGTTTGAGTAGAACGATATTCTAATTGATATGAATCTAAATCTTCAGTTGAGCCTGAATTAAACACAATTATACCTTCCGAATAAAATACATTACCATATGATAATGTTACTATACCAATATCTTCAAAATCGAGTTGATATGTAAATTTTATAACACCGGTTTCAAAATCTATTGATATTACATAATAAGTTTCGGCATCACCATCATCAAGTAATACTATTGCACCATTATTTAAATCAAAAGAAATAACATCTATATCGTATTCGTTACCACCTTGTTCAATTGTTAAAATAGCAAGTTCTGCATCAAATCTTGTAAAATTATAGGTGGGTATTGGATCAATTATATTACCAAACCCATCATCAACTAATTCAGAACCTTGATTTGTGGTTAACTTAACCGATTTCTTTTTAATTTGTTCTCCAAATTTATTTCTATCGATATCAATTATATAAATCGTATCAGAAATATTTCTTTCACTAAGTATATCAGCTAAATTTTTATACGAACCAAATGTGTTAAAAATATTACCATCAAGATTATTGTAATATTTGGATTTAACTGATTGATATAAAGATTGACTTACTTCCGATAAAGATGAAGTACTTGCAAGAGATGTAGGGTATACACTATCATCTACATTCCAAAGTTTGTATACTTGGAATTTTCGTTTAGTAATATTTGATTTTGGTATTGATTTTAACATAATATATTCCTACTTTATATAAATATACTAAAAGAAAAAACCCCATATTACTATGGGGTTGAAACTCGTTAGAGTCAATCCTACGAGACTATCATAGGAGGGGTACTTTATTAGAAATCAAGTTTTACTTTGATTAGAACTTCTTTATCAAATGATTTTGGAATTGGTTGTGATGTTTTTGCCACCGCAATCATTTCGTTTGCATCATTGTATAAACCAACAGTTGTGATGAAAGTTTTTGGGTCTCTTTCAAAAGTTGATTCAGTAAATGAACCATCCGAACCAGTTGCAAATGTTGGGTTATTTGAGAAGTTAAATTCTCTATTAGTTGCTCTTACAAAGTAATGAGCAGTAGAAACATTTTCAGTTCTTCTAGCATCAAACTCAGCACCAAATTTAATTGCATTAAATAATTTAACATGATTTTTTTGTTCTGCCGAAGTTGATAGTGTTGGAGTTAAATCAGAACCTACTACTGATGCAATAGCAACTGGATTAAGAATCATTAAACCTTGGTCAGGATAGAATAATCCAAATCCTCGATTTGATGCATCCGTTGTTGAAACGATAGTTGCTTCTGAATCAGATCCTAAATTCAATGAACCAGATGCAACAAAGAATACTCTACCTGCTTTACCAACCGTATCGGAGAATTTTTTACCTGAATCATCAATAAATGTAAATAAACCATTAGAACCGCTTAATGTCAATTCCCAGTTTCCAGCATCCATTTTTTCTTTGTATCGAGCTCGAGATATGTTGATTACATAAATATCAGATGAATCAACCCCACCGAGGGTAGTTCCATCGGTGAATGTGAAAAATTCATCATCTTGTTCTAACAAAATAGAACGATATTGTGCATAAGTTGCTTTGGTAGCTAAAGTAGATAAAGATGATGAATCTAAACTTATTGAACCACTACCAAATTTATGACCGTACGCTACTGCAAATTGAACTTCTGCAGATGATGTTAGATTGAAATCGGTATTGTATACATTTAGATAATAATTCGATGAACTTGCTGCGTTTTGAGTGGATGAAGTGAAAAATGTTTTAATATCACCACTATCTCCACTCCACATACCAGTTGTAACGATTTCAATTTTACCAGTTACTTGATCAAATTCTCCAAATCTTTTATAGATACCCGTGTTGATGTTTCCACCCTGAGCACCTAATTTATCACCACCGGTTAAGTATTGGTTGATAATTGTTGATAATTGCTCAGATGTTAAACTACCTTGTTGTGCGTTTAAATACGCAGCTAATTCTTGGGTTAAGTTAACACCGGCTTGTCCTGTAATTTGTGCCATATCTTTTTAATTCCTCGTTTTATTATCTTGGTTGTACATAGGATACTGTCACTGGAATTGATTGAGAACCACCAGTTTCGTTACCATATACGGTTAAAGTTGTCTTAATTGTTGTAGTGATATTAGGATTTGGAATGAAAGTAAACGCCAATCCTCTTTCCACTGCTGCAGTTGTAGTGATTTCATCACCCAAGAATACTGGAATAGTTCCACTACCTGCTGCTAATCCAGAACCAACAATAGAACCTGCGTTTTTGTTAGCAAGAACCAAAGTGTATCCGGCTTGTGTATTACCACTTGGAGATGTAGTTGGGGTAAGCGAAACCTGACCAGAGTTCTGATTAACAGAAATAGATGGTACACCGAATTCAACTTTAGGTATTTTAGTAGTACCTTTAGGTAAGGTTACTAATTTATATCTCAACACTTGAGTTTCATCAGGAGATGCTTCCGTGATAGGAATAGCTCTGATTGCTGAATCATAATAAGCTGACCCAAGTGGATGATCTGGCGCATATAGAGTGTAATCGATTTCGTCATCACCCAATGCGAATTTTGTAATGTTTAAACCTTCTCCAGTTGCTAATTTCTCTCTACCCTTTTTTGTTAGGATAGCATCAACGGTAATTTCGGTATTATCTAAATAAGCCATAGTTTTATTTCCTTTTTACTTTCAATATATAAATATAAGTATTTTTTAATTTTGTAATAATAATTCTTATTCAACAATCAATATTGGTTCTCCACTACCTCTACCAGTATCATTTACTCTTAATGTATTAGGGTTAGTTGTAAATGTCACTATTGGTGAACCACCATCAAGTGTTGTTGCTTGAGTTTGCTTTGAACCTCTAAAATAACTATTCTCTAGACCAGTTGTCAAATCGCCAACATTTCGGTAGTGATATGGAAAATAACCATTTAATGGAGTTGCAGATACGATATTACCACCACTTGGTGTTGGAGTTTCTAATCCATCTGAACCAGTAAATGGTAAGATTGTTACTTTATTTCTAAATAAAGTTCTTGTTACAAATTCTCTACCAAGTGATTCATCATTTGGATTTATGTTTTGTGGTATATCAACTTGGTAACTTTCTTTTACATTAAATATCTTTACTCTTTCTTTTATTGTATTTCCAAAGACATCTATATAAGTTCTTATTGAATGAGAACCACTACCAAATACACCAAATCCTGCAACTGATATGGAATCTTTATCCATACCAACCTGAGTAAATGCATCTGATTCGTATTCACCAGTTAATGAGGAACCTAATTGGGCATCTATGTTAAACACAATACCACCCATATCGGAACCTGAATTTACTGTCATAAATCCATATTGTGCAGAATCATCGGTAGTTCGATATGTACCTTCATAATCAGTTCGTTCACCACTTAATTGTGATACATCAGTATCAGTAATTGTACCTTCATATTGAGGATTTGTTACATCAAATGCAACATCTTGAACTACTGATAAAGTAACTTCTTGTCCTTCACTTGTACCAATTATATTTACATTTTCTTGTGCATCAATAATTGTTTCATAATCACCCTTTTCAGAAGTTGGTTTTCTCCATTTTACTTTACTTCTTTCTAAAATATGTGGTTCTATCAATAAACCCGAAGAAACTTTTGCTCTTGCCGGTACCAACGATTCCAAGGTATCGAATAACGATTTATCAATAAAACGAACTAGTTGAATATATTCGTTAAAGTTTAACTCAAATCTTTGGAAAATTACCCAAAGATTTTAGAATATCCATATTAATCTCTTTTATTGGAGAGAAAAATAAACCTAATCTATCGGTATCTATTGGTGCAGTATCAAATGATTTTTTAGTGGCACGAGATTTATAATCAAGATTTACACCAAATATTGAATCTGAATTTATTTCATTTCCTTCGAAATCATATTGAGTTTCAAATCTAAATTTATTACCAAAGTTAAATCCAGTTTGTGGTACTGTTGCAGTTACATCTCTATCATATGGAGTGTAATTATATGGATATGCTGTTATTGATGTAAATCCACTTGCGACTGAAGATGTTTGATATGATTGAATATACGCAACATTCTTAATATCAACATCTACACCACGATTTTTCGGATATTCAAAATCATTTCTAAATATCAAATCAATGGTAGATGCCGAAATATGATTACCATCTATACCATCAGCAATTAAGGTGTGGTTATCAATTCGAGATTCAGATAATGCAGTTGTCCATAATCTAAATTCATCAATTGAACCAGTAAAGTATGGTTGTATACCACCAATATTTAGTTCCGAACCACTCTTCCACGAAGTTGAGCCGGTTGATAATAATAAACTAGATGAACCCTCATTTCTGATTCTGCCATTAAATCCTTCTTTTATATAAACATCAAATAATTCATTACCATCACTTATAGTTTTATTTAATGTAATGTGATAATAATCATCATAAAATACGGGTACATAGTTAGTATAACTACTTGTTTCAACACCACTACCACTTATACTAAATTTAAGTCTTCCTAAATAATTTGAACCACTTTCAATTTCAAGTTTCCAACCATCAGTTTGAGCAATTACTTGATTTTGTTTTTCAGTTGTGTTAATTCTAAATTCTACTGAATTTGGATAATCACCATTAAACTCTTTCCAATCTACCGAAATTTGTGTTGTATCATTTAAATTCAATGCTGCTGTTCTATCTTCGAATGTGAATTTAGTAGTAGCATTTAATTGTGGATCTTGTGGTCCACCGAATTCCATGACAGTCAATAATGATGCAGGAACACCATAACAAGCCATTGCAGCATGTAATGCTCTTTTAGTACCCTTATGTTTGTTTAGATATGGTAAGTTGTTTAGTAATCTTCTCCAAATTTCTTGTTGTCTATCTTTACCACTCATCGTGGAAATCTGAGTTCCATCTGAATGTTTGCCGAATGCATATTCCCATAGGAATTGTGATTTAACTCCCATATCAGCATCCCATCCAAGAGATTCTAACATATGGTAAATCAATTCATCCTTAATACCTATTTCGTATTTGTGTTCTAATTTTTTTGATTGTTGTAAACCTTTAGCGTAAGACCAAAGGATATCAAAATGTTGACCAACCATATTGAAGAACAAGATAAACTCTTGTCCAGCATCATCATCTTGAATATGTTGTGGTAAATTATTTACAAGATTAGATGTGTTGTTGTAATCATAATCTTCTGCAGATGTAATAATAGTATCGTACCAATCCAAAGCAACCGTAGCAGTTGATGAGGATAATTGAGTTCCACCTGCACCTGGATATGTTAATCCATCGGTAGAAGAAGAAAAATATAAAAATTTTTCAAATGAATCAAAATCATTTTTTACTTTTGATATTTTATTAACATACGAATTAGCCTCATTTACAACAGTTAAAGAAGCAGTCCAATCGGTACCAATAGTTAAATTTTCATATTTTTCATTATAAAATTCTATGAGTTTTATTTTGTAAATAAAATTTTCTACTCTTTCCTTTGCGGAAGAATACTTTACAAAATTAGACCATCCCCAAGTATTATCACCATCAATCAAAAGTGAACCAGATTCTACTTTAGGTGTAGATACAAATTGTATATTTAAATCAGTTAACGAAAATTCAGATGAAGATACAAACTGACCAATCAAGTCGGTAGATGTACTCGAACCACTTGATATTAATTCATCAAGAATTTGATAACCAATATCATCACCCAAATCAACACTAAAGTTTGGAGTTAGTGGAGTACAATTATTTGCTATATCACCAATAATAGAAATTTGTTCTATCATTGGTATTGATTGAACCTTGGAAATCCAAACTGTTTGATTTTCTTGTACTGAAGTTGGTAATGGTTCGTATAATTTTAATACTAATGATTTAGGTTGATTTAATTTTCTTCTAAATGCATTTCCTTCCGCATCAAATCCTTCATCATAAACAGAAAAAGTTTCAGTATCAACACCCCAAGTTGCAATTAATTTATTATCACCACCGCCAAAGTGTACATAATGTGTTAATAAATTTGAAATCTCATCTTTAAAGATGTTGGTATTAAAATTTCTATTAAACGCTTCTCTAATATCAGAAACAACATTTCCTCTTTGTAATTTTAAATCACCTTTATCAAAAAGTATTTCAATTTCTTCAACAATACCTTCACTTAATTCATCACCTTCAATATTTGTTGGTACTAATAAAAGTTTAAATTGTATTTTATCAGTATCTTCGTTAAAAGTTGATTTGGCCTTTTGTAATACGGTTTGAACATTAAAAGTAGTTTTACCATTCGGTGAAAATCTACCCAATACAAATTCGGTATCTTTTTTACTTACATAGATATCAATATAATTCGTATTAATTGATTGCCAACTAATATCAAAATCAACATTAAATCCAGCAAAATCCTTACCCTTAATCATTTCAGGGTAAGATATATTTGTAATATCAGGACCAGGTAAGAATGATTTACTAATTACATTTATTGATATGGTTTGTAACGGTCCAATTCCACCTCGTATCGAAACTGGTTGTAAATATAAAGTATGTTGACCTATATATTGTAATTCTGTCTTTGTTAATTTTAACTCACCTGATTTTGGTAATTGTCTTTGTATTTTACCTAAAGACATTTGGACATAATCGGTAGGTGTCCCAAATTGAATAGCAGAATCTAAAGTATCATAAGTCAGTTCATATGGAATACTTAATGGGTTCGAATCATTTATATTCCATTCGAAAGAAGGTTGAGTTACGACTAATTTAGGAGCAGTAATATTGGGAACATTATTTTTAGTAGTTGTTACTCCAATTAATATACTGCCTCCACCCAAATCGATTTGTAAATCTTGATCAACAAATGGTGTTTGATTTGCAAATCGTGGATCAGTTAAATTAGCAGAGCCCTTTAATACTTTGATTTCACTTCTAAATTGTGTACCGATACTTTGTCTTTCGAATTTAATCCATTTGGAATCAGTTCTAAAGTTTACCGATTCTGAAATCAAACCCGTTTCAAATTCAGTAATATATCGAATAGAATTACCAACAAACACATCTGCATCAATACGAATATCAGTCCCTATCACTGGTTGTGATAAATTTTCTTGTTGAGATGAAAAAGTAAATTGTATAGTTACATCAGGAGCATCGGTTGGATTAATAACGCGTACCACTCCCTCATTTTCTTTAAAGATAGTTGTTTTATATGAAGTGGTAATTATAGTCATTTATTATCGTATTTATCGTTGTGCATTATTATCTTGTGAAGTACCAGCTACAGCAAAAGCAGGTGTTCTAAACTGACCAGGAGTTATTTCAGTATCTCCTGCTCCCCCGGCCGATGTTTGTCCTGCTCCACCTCCTGCAGTTGCACCAATCACATTAGTCACTACTTCTGATGAAAGAATATATGTTTCTTGTGAATTGTTTGTACCATTAACTACCGTAATAATTTTGGGAGTTAGTAATTCAGTCTCTTCGAATTTCATAACATGAGGTGTAATAAAATTAGTATTAACCCCACCAAGTAAAATACTTGCACCATTTGGTGATGATGTTATAGTAAAAGAAATTGTTCTACTTGTAGGTACACTTGTAACCGCACCTGACGTATTAGTAACGGTGGTAGTGGTGGTTTCACCCGGTTGTCCTGACCCACCTCCACCTTCTTCACTATTCGAAAGACTTGCGGCATCTTGTTGAGTAGCTGTAAGTGGATTACTTGGATTGAATTGTCCTATTCCACCCCCTGCTCTAACATCTCCTACACCAATATTTGAAACATCTACTACTGCCATTATCTTAATTTTATTTTATATAAATATTTTAATATTTTATTGTTGTGCCCCACGAGGTGCTGTACCCCCATCAATTCCAAATCCAGGACCTCTATACTGACCAGGATTTACTTCGATGAACCCTTCACCTGTTGCTGTGGTTTGGAATCCACTACCACCGCCACCGGTTGAAGTTGGTCCAAATGAACTACCATCTCCTCCTTGTTCTTCACGCGGTGGAGGTGGTGGTGGACTACCAGCTGGTTTTTGTGTTTCTCTAATATCACTTCCATCTGATGTTTTAAGAGAACCTTCGTAGTATGATAAGGTAAATTTATCATATTCATTAAATTTTTGTAATTGGCCACCTGACGCATTTACATATCTAGCAGATGAACCATCTTTCCAACCATACCAAGTTTTTGTTACAAGTTCGGTAGTGGGAGTTGGGTTAGCAGTTATTGTAGTGTTGGTTTCAAATACACAACTACCATCATCTTCTTTTGCCAGAGGATTGTAGTTTTTAGCATTAGGATTGGTACAACCCCTTACAACAAATTGAGAATTATCAAATGCATCAGTATCATATTTGGTACCTGATGTAACTGTTTTTAGAAGTTGTTTTACTTCGTCTAAAGTTATTTGTTCATCTAATGTTAAAATATTCTCTTCTTGATATGTACGCTTCGGTAGATATTTATCAATTACTTTTATCAAAATTGAATTTAAAGTTTCAACAATTTTTTCAACTGAAAGTTCTAAATCTCTTGGTGTGGAAAGTGGTTTCCCATAATTGTTAGATGAAATGTTCCAGTCTCTATTTTCTACAAAGTATTGAGCACCTTCTACTAATTTTTCTTTAATTTGATTTACAAACAATTCCCAATTTTGTACTTTGAATTCCGATTGAATTAATTTAACATAATTTTCACCAGATGTAACTGTACCATTTAATGTTAAAAATGTTTTTAATACATCATCAACTTTAATTGATTCTACCATAGATTTTACAAAATAAATGGTATCATCTCTAAAATTTTTACCATTTAATAAAATATCTAATCTTTTTTGTAAATCATCATAAACTATTTCGTTTTCATCTTCCATTGGGAGAATACGAATTTCAGTACGAGATGGTGATATTTCATGAATCCATAATTTATCTTTATCAACCGTTTCAGAACCAACTCTTCGGTTTAATAAAGAAACTTGACTTTTAAAAATACCATTAGAATATCCGGCTTCAGTAATAAGTTTTTCTATATCAATAATATACTCATCTGCACCATTCATTTTCATGTTTGATGGATTTTGAGTAATTAAAAAGTATTTTCTAATATTTTCTACATCTAAAGGAATGTATCTAACTAATTGTCCTGAATCACCTTGTGGTAATTGATTATCGTTTGAATCATAAACAATAAATTCAATCATATCAGATATACCAAGACCAAAGTATGATTTACCAATTTCTCTTTCAAAAATGGTTCTATCTTTAGCGTTTACTCTAAACCCTTTTTTATCGATTATCTCTTTGAATCCTCTTATTGCCATGATACTTGTTTGTTCTTATTTGCAAACACTTTATATACTAAAATTGAAAACTTCTCACCGAATTTGTGTAAGAATTTTCCCTTATAATTTTGTTTTGGTAAAACACCCATTTCGTATGCCATGTATTCTGACCAATCTTTAACAAAATAATTGTAAACGAATTTAGAAAAAGATTTAGATGTTTTTAATCTATTGACAATTGGTTGTGCCCAAATCCAATATCCATACATAACTTCAGGATTTTTCTGAAGTACAATATCACCGAATTTAGAATCCATGTCGTAAATGAATTGTGGCATAAATCCTTGATTATACATTTCAGTACAAATGATAGTACCTCTTCCTTCACTATTTCGTTCATTGAGTGCATTAGCAGCATCTGCAAAGTTATTTTGTGCAGCAACTAAATTATCTTGAATTGTTGCAATAGTGTTATTTGCTCTATCGATTGTACTTTTTGATTCCTCTTGGAGTGCTATAAATGCTTCCTTTTCTGCAAGTAATCCTTGTAACGATGCTTCTCTCGATACTCGTTCTATAGCTTCTTTTACACCTTTAGAAAGTGCAGATTGTAAATCTAATGTTACTGATTGTAGTACTTGGTTTGTAGCATCTCTTTCGTTTTCTGCAGATGATTTTAATAATTTTTGTAAATCTATATCAATTTGTAATTGTTCTATATCAGTTCTAAGTGATTCGTTTTCTACAAGTAATTGATCTACTTGTTCTTGTAAATCTTGTATATCAAGAAGAGCTCGATTATACAATCTTCGTAAATCATCATAAATTGTTTTTAGTACAACTGCAGGTGCTTCTACTCGTGGAGGACCTATTAATTCATCTACAACGGTATCAACTGCTTTTACAAGTTGTTCATTATTGTAAACGGGTCTTTCAACATATCCAAATGTAGAACCATCAGTATCTACTGAAGTATCTGATAAAATAATACCTTCAGGAGTCACCTCTTGTTTTAATGCAGCCGAACCACTTTTTATAAGTTCTGATAATATAAATTCGTTACTTAATGCCATTATTTTTCTACTAAGAATGTTAAATCTCTATCTGAGAAGTATTCTATTACACCATCTCTATCTATTTTTATTTCAATATAGTATTCTCTATTAGTTTGCCAATTTTGTAAATTTAACTTAAAAAAGTTACCATTGGAATCACAACTAACTTTTGAATAATCACCAAATGGTATAATTACATCATCAGTAACGATATCCTTTATTTGATAATAGGTTGTTGATGGTAAGTATTTTAAATCAGTATATGTATAAAAATTAGTATAAGTTTTTAATGGATATTTTTCTCTACCAAATACTCTAATTTCAGGTTTACTACCAATTTTATATTTACTTTTTAATCGTTTAAATGTCACATGGATATCATCAGATGTAAGTTCTGTAAGTGAACCAGTTGTGAAAATAGAATCGTCCCATCCAACTCTTAATTTTGGTTGGTATATTGTATTTGTTTCTTTGGAAAAGAATTTTAATTGACCATAATCATTTGCATCATTTTCTAATGAAGAATCGTATTTTATAATAAATCCATTATTTGGAAGTGAACCACTTAACCATAATTCGATTGTATTTTTTACATCGATTGATAAATCTGCAGTCTGATATTCAAATGATTGTGTTGCCTGAGATGCAGTATACCAAGTTCCTCCTCTACCATTATAAGAACCAGTTGAATCCAATGATAACGAATCTGCCATTAACCAATTCGTATTAGTAGATTTGTGATTCCATGTTATACCATCACCCGAAATCTCATCAAAACGAGTTCCAATTCCCATTTCCCAAGATTGAGAAACCGGGTAGGCATATATTGTATATGATAATGGTATTTCAGATGCTTCGGCTTCATGTAAAATAAGGTCAACCGAACTCATTGTTACGTGTCCACTCACTATTGATGATGAAAGATTATTCAAATCAAACTGAATGAATGTACGAGCAACATCTTTTAGATTTCCATAATAAGTTTTAGAAACTTCTAATATTTCATCTAATCCAGTATTCTGGGTTGGTTGTTGTAAATATATTGATGCATCTTTTGATGCTGTTAAAAAATAATACATTATATAGCCCTCCCCTTAATGTCTTTATTTGGAAATTTAACTTCAAATACCGATGGATCTAATGATGGATATACCATCTTACCCTTTGTTGCAGCTCGAATATTATATGAATTTTTAGAATAACTACCCAAACATTTATTTACAATTTCACACTTAGGTACTGATTGAACTCCCTCTACACCTGCGATTAATAATTCAACTTCTGAAATATTAATTGGCATATTGAATGTCCAATTATCTATATTAAAGTATTGTTGAAGTTCGGTGATACAACGAGTTAAAACTTCTCTCTTGTTATATCCACCATAAACTCTAATTTCAAAATCAACACCAATATTAATTACAAACCCATCCAATAGATTTACACCATCAGTTAATAATCTATATTCATTCATGTATGTTTTTAGATTTTCTTTTACTGCTCTATTGAGAGGTGTTAAATTTTTATTTAGGTTATAGCCTAAAACATATAAATTAATTGCAAATGGATTATTTTTTTCTTGTATATTATTTTTCTTACCAATTAAAAATTTTTGAACTTCTTGTTTAATTTGGTCTTCAGTTAATTCTCGATTTTTTAAATCAGTAATTAAACCAGTAAATTCATCCAACACATCAGGATTTGCCAAAATAGAAGAAGGTGAATTATTATCTAATTCTCCATCGGGTGCACAATATGCTTTAGCAATTCCACCGTATTTTGGAGGAAGTGATAATGCTCTTACTTGATAATCTTTACGAGTTACCGCTCTGTTTTGTGAACCAAAGTTAGCAAGTGAATTTTCTCTGATTTCTTCAATAGTTTCTGCACCTCTACCTCCAGTTGCAGGAATTTCATTATCCACTGCAACTGATGCCTTCATTGAATTATATAATCGTAATTCATCTGGAGTAAAAGTTGTAGTATCATCATCGAATTCAATTCTATCAATTTTAGTTAAATCTCCTTTTGGTACATTGGAACTAATACCACCTCCAACTAAATACGAAACCGTAAGTGTCGTATTAGATGGTGCCTGACCGTATGTATTGGTTTTTAAGAAATTTGCCGGGTCAAACGATGAACCTAATTTATTAATTGAAGAATTAAGTCCTAATCCTACATTTTTAAAGTTTGGTATTAGAGTTTCATCACTTGAGTTTATTCCACCTCCAAATATAAGTGTGGTTGTATTATTTTCGTTTACTTGTTTTACAAATCTACGAGAAGTTTTAATTAACTTTAATATGTTTGGAACTGAATCTTTAAATTGAACTAAATCTTTATCGGTTTGTTCGGAATTTGGATAATCTATATACACCATTTCTTGTGCAAGATATGGTACCTCATACCATTTATTTCCATTAGAATCTCGAACATCGTAAATATCAATTACATTTGTATCTCCTATTTCTATTTTAGAGAATTGTTGTGCAGAACTAAATGATACATTTTGAGATCTTAAAGTTGCCGAAATAGCATTAACATATTTTTTAACCAAGTATAAATTAGGTTCACCTGTTATGCTGTCATTTCTATATACACTTATTTCTCGTTCATCCTCAACATTAAAATCTAATAATTCAGTTGTTCTGAATACAACTGAACTTGGGCCGGATACCAACATACCTTCCTTAATTCTTAAAAAATAAGTTTCATCAGGTTTAATATCACTTCCAGTTCGTGTTGCCGGTACTAATTGATATACTGATAATTTTGTAATTGCAGGAGATGTTACTTTGGGTTTATATCCTAAATAGTTTGCAAGAGCGATAACATTATTTTTATCCTCTGCATATAACATCATTGATTCTTTTAATGAATCATCAACATAGTATGATAGAACATCACCTATATACGATGCCATTTCAATAAATAACATACCAGGGGATGCCTCATTGAAATCGGAATAAGTTTTTGGGAAATATGTTTTTGCGTATTCAATTAAATTACGTCTAAATGATGCAAAATCTTTATTAAGATATTTTATATCTCTACCCTGATTACTTCTTCTTGTTGTACTATTTAGTGCCATTTAATTAACCTCGTATCGTAAATGTTATTTCTTCTGTATTTATTTGATTACCAACTGTAAATTGAATATTCATATTTGCGATATTTCTATCTTTCATCTCATCTGTCATTTCAATATCGATTTGTTTGATAGTAATATATGGTAACCAATAATTTACATTAGTTGTTATTGTTTCTTCTAATCTAGTTTCAAAATCATCTGTCATTTGTTCAAAAAGTAAAGATTGTAATCCAGTACCAAAGTTGGGTTGCATAACTCGTTCACCTTTTTTGGTAAGTAAGAGATTTTTTAAATTAGCTTTTGCTTGTTCAAAGACAGAAAATGCTTGATTAAAATATCCAGTATTACCTCGTTGGACAGGTAGAGTAATACCGTAAGCAAAATCATTAAATGCTTCAGTATCTTTTACAATCTTTTTATTTAAAACATATGCCATTATTACTTATTGAACCTCTTAACTAATTGAGAGTAATCTCGGTTTAATGCTTTATCTAATGCTTCGTTTCCAGTTTTGACACCCAAACCACCTCGTTGAGCACCGCCACCAAAATCACCATAACCCATTTTCTCTGCCATTTGATTTCTCATAGCACCCAAACCTACTTGTGCAGTTACTGGATTATTAAATGTAAATGTTTCATCAATATCAGGTTCTGCATCCATATAAGAAGGAACATAAGATGCTACTTCTTGAATGGGTTGTTGGTATGTATCTAAAATTGAAGTACCACCACCAAGACCACTTCTTTGAGCAGAACTAAATGGTTGTGTTTGATTTAGTATTTCATTCAATACCGGATTTTTTGTAAACTCTTTTGTTGGTTTATTTTGAGTTTGTTGTCTTTCTTTTTGTAAGACAGATTCTGCAAGAGCAAAAGGGTCTAATTCTTTTGTTTTAGTTGTAGTTTGAATCGGAGTTTTACTTTTTGTTTCTTTTAAAAGTTTTACCATTTTGGCATTAACTTCTTCTTCCAAAATTTTTGGAAAAATTTTAGTTAGAAAATGTTCTTGTTTTTTAGCAACTTCCGCTTCTACAATTACTTGAATTAACTTTGCTAATTTTTTACTATCCATTTTTATTCGGTTTTATTCTTTATATAAATATACCTTTTATGGATTTTGTATTCTAAATAAAAAAAGGGAGTTTTCACTCCCTTTTAATTTAATTACCTTTAGATGGGAACCTAGTCCATCCATTACTCCAAATTGGTTTATCTAATTCAGGTATTACCACATCTATCTCCTTATTGCTCTTTGAAAGTGCTAGAGTTTTCAATTGGTCATTAGTTAGGATTGTAGTTGCCTTACTGATAAAGTTTAAGGTAGGATTAAATGTTCCTACTGAATTGTTTTCAAATACTGAAACTCCATCTTTTACAAATCCTGCAGTTTCATTACTTTCCAAACTCAAACCACCTTTCATCCAACCCCACACAATACTGTTCTTCATTGTGAATTGAGTTGCTCTCCTAAATCTCAAACCTAAATTGTGATTTGCTAATGCAGTAGATACATTAGGTCCAACTAAAATCATATTGTAAAGTTTCGGATGTGTGTATGGTTGTGCAGGTGAACCCGTTCCATCGTTATCACATTCAACACCATTTCCAGCATCACCACTATCTACGAATTGTGGGTCTCTCTTTGCTACACCATTTGTAATTGTTCCAGTATATCCAAAATCAAAATCAAAATCATCATCTGCGGTTGCGAATGCGTATAGATTTCTTGCAGATACTGTTCCACCAAAGAATTCAAATGCATCATCGTTAGCGTAGATAGTTTGAACATTCTCAACGATTGTTCCACTACCAACTCCACCCAATGTTAGTGCATTGATTTCTGAGTTTGGAAGTGCAGCAATACCTGCGTATTCAATTCTTACAAAACGAAGAACACCACTATTATCTAAATCGTTTGTTCCTCCATAAGGTCTACCAATACCACCTTCAATAGTTGGTTCTGATGTTCTATTGGTTTTTGCTCTACCCAATATCACAATACCACCCCAATCTCCAGGTGCTCTTTCTCCAACTGCTTTACCTGAAGTAAATACGATTGGTTTTGTTGCAGTTCCTTCTGCTACAATTTGTGCTCCTCTTTCAATTACCAATGCACCTTTCTCACTTATATCGGATACGATTGTAGTTCCAGGTTGAATAATTAGTTTTGCTCCATCGGTTACATATACATAACCTTTCAATGTCCAAACTTTATCCGCAGTTAAAGTTGTTGTTGTGTTTATGTTACCGGAAATTGTTGTAGTTGATGGAATGTTAATTGGTCCATCACCTCCACCCAATTCGGTTTCACAACTTAATAATCCGAATGCTAAAATAGCTACTAATAGTTTTTTCATAGTGTTAAATTTAGTGTTAATGAAACTGTTTGTTCGTTGTTTGTTTTAATTAAATCTCTGTTTTGTAACTTTTGGTAAAAGATTGATGATTGAGCAAATACATCACCTATTGCCAATTTTAATTCTCCCTTTGGAAGTTTGTATAAGAATGTAATATCTAATACATCTCTACTATTTTCAAAGATGTCAGGATACCCCTGAAATCCTACTGCTGATATTCTATCTCCAACCCTATTATAGGTTATATTAAGGGTTTCATTCTTTTTGTGTATATTCACCCCACCGTTTAACACATAGGTTGACTGTCCTTGTAATTGTCTTTTAACACCATTCACTTCAACTTCGGAATTCATTACCGATGTATTTGCGTATATATCAAACCAACCATTTATCTTTTTTCTTGCTTCCAATTCAACACCATATAGGATAGCTGAATTTGGATTGGTGTAGGTTAGAAGGAGGTTAGATGGAACCGAACCATCTGCTACAATTTGTTCTATTGGATTGATAAAGTTTTTACCAAATAGGGAAATGGAAATGTTCTCACCTGTATTCGGATACCATTCGTATTTAAGGTCAGCATTGTATATATCAGTTTTCTCTAAATTAGAGTTACCCAATAGTTGTGCGTTTCTAACAAAATCATAATACGCAAAATTTGCTACTTCTCTGAACTCTGGTCTTACTAATGTTTTACTTAATGAAAATCTATACTTTGTTTTTTCTTCGTTATATGAAAGGTTTAGGGATGGTAGTATATCCAAATACTCTCTATCTACATTTACTTTCTGTCCACTAAAATCTGCGGTTTGGACATCAAATAAATTGTACTCACCTCTTAATCCAGTGTTTAGTTTCCACTTACCAAATTCGGTATCATACATTGTGTATAACGAACCCAAATCAAAATCTGCCGTGTATCTATCAGTATTGTTTGTTATCTCATCTAACATATCATTTGATACATAACGAAATACTCTAGCATTAAATCCTCGCATCTTTTTTAGGTAACCACCACCTACTTTAATCTTACCAAACTCTTTGTTGATATTACCATTCAAAGAGTTCTCATCCATCACACTCCAAAAACGATATGTATCTCTCCACGCAGTTTGATATGGTTCATCTACCCCCAATGATTTTGTAATTGGATTAACTCTATAATCGGGTTGTTCTCTGAAGGTGTATGTGTATCCTAAATTGAAATCCCAAGTCTTAACCTTACCATCTAATTGAGAACTGATTACAACATTGTTAATATGATTTGATGCCGTAGATAAAACATTCTGCACGTTATCAAAGTTATCACCAGTACGAGTTAGGTATGTATCATCGGTTTGGTAGTTCACTAATGTTTTCCAACTATATCTATTCTCACCCAAATAAGTCAAATTGAATAAACCATTTGTTGAAAATCTTTTTGTGAATAGAACATCTTTGTAATCATAAGCCAATTCGGTTGATGATTGGTAATCCTTTCTATCAATGTTATTTATTGTAAATGAGTTCCTTACGGTAGAACTGAATAAGGAGTTCCATTTTCCGTTTACATATCCGAATGATACACCACCATTTAAGTTCTGAATAGATTGGATTGTTTCAGTTGATGGATTACCAAATAGTTTAGTGTAAGCTCTCTTATCACCATTACCACTAATTCGGTATTTGTATGTGGATGGGAATGTGGAGGGGAAATCGGTAGCTTGAACTAACTTAAAATCTCTAAAAGTTGAAACCGAACCCCAACCACTTCCCGATGATATATTAAAAAAGTTATCAGATACTTCTTTAGTTGTTATCTGAACCAATCCACCTGCCCAATCACCTGGTAGATTTGCCGATGCTGATTTAGCAACTATTATGTTATCAATTAGTGATGTGGGGATTATATCAAATGAGAATGCTCTCCTATCGGGTTCGGTTGATGGTAGTGGGGTTTTGTTTAGTAGTGCCGAATTATATCTATCTGCTAATCCTCTTACTAATACAAACTTATCGTTTTGTATTGTTACACCACTTACTCTTTTAAGAGCATCTCCAACATTTCTATCGGGTGTCTTTTTGATAAATTCTATGGATAATCCATCTGATACAACATTACTATTTCGTATTGATTTAACAATAGTTATATCATTTACTTTTTGGGATACACCTTGAACAATAACTTCTGATAAATCAGTAGCATCATCTGGGAATATAATATCGAATTCAGTATCGGTATCGAATACCACTTCGTTTGTGTATTCTTTGTATCCAACAAATGAAGATTTTATTTGATACTTTCCGTTTTCTAATTGAATTAAATACTTACCATCGGTATCGGAAAGTGTTGTAAAAATACCACCCTTATCATTTATAAAAGAAATATGAGAAAAGTAAAGTGTTTCGGATTTTGATTTTGTAGTTCCCTTTATTGTTACTTGCGAAAACAATAAATTGGGTAGTAATAAAAGTATTAGTAAAAACCTTTTCATAGTTATAAAGTTAGTTCTCCAATAACTATTATGGGGTTTTTTTAAAATTTTAACTTTTTGATTAACAAATTATTATCAAATTGTTTATAATAATGTATTATTTGTATCTAAAAAGTGCAGCTTCTTCTCTTCTTCTTCTAATTAATCCTGTATAAACTTTACCATCTTCTGCTCCTTTACTTGGACCATTTTCAATACCTACTGCAGCTTCCTCAAACTTACCAGCTTTTATATTATCGATTATATCTGGATAATAGTAGAAACTTCCACAATTATACGCAAAAGATACTAATCCTGCTTTTTGTGTTTTAGTTAACGCATCAAAAGTTTCTTTTGGCATCTGATAAATCCTTCCTTGCGGATTTTTAGCATTACCTACTACTTTATAATAAAATGTATTTCTAACTTGATATTGTAAAACTAACATAGCATCTTCTTTGGTAGTTGTATCACCATATTGTACTGTTCTAGTTGTCCAAGGATTTGCTTTTACTAATAGCATCGATGTACCATAGCCTAATCGTGGATTTCCTTGGTCATTTCTAGCAGTATCACGAAATGATTCTTTCCTAGCAATATATTGAGCTGCAATAACATCCCATGTTGCACCAAAATCTATTTTGGTTAAACTTGGTTCAGTACCTGCTGGGAAATTAGATGTACCAGTGTTTGTTGGAGTATTGGATTCTTGTTTAACTTCAGTTGATTTTACTTTAACCAAATCAGTTGCTGTAGAATTAAAACCGTTTCCACCGAGTCCTGCACTTGTACTACCATCGGTTTCCAATCGAGTTTCGTTCCATTCTTTATTCACAATCGGGTCAGTTTCTAATTCAACTTGAACCGAAACAATAGTATTATCATATTGTGGCTCAGGTGGTGTTTGCATTGGAACTTCAGGGCCGCCAGCCCCACTTGGTGGTATAGTATAACCTGTCCAAGTTTTAAATCCCGGCAATGGTAGTGGTGACGGCATTATAGTACCAATGGTGATATAAATACCACCTACTGTTTGTAAATGTAATTGCATTTGAGTAATTAACTGGTTTAAAAACACTTCACTATTATCAGTTGGTCTTGCCATATCTTATTATCCTCCCTTTTGTGATTCAACTGCAGCTATACCATTTTCATTTAATCTCCAAAGAGCAACTGTATTAAAATCAACACCGCTTGTTTGAACCTTACCTTGAGTGAAATCACTAACCCAAGCAAATCCGGTCCAAACTTGTATGTGACCGTATCTTTTTGATTTATATCCCTGTGCAATCACATCTCCAACTTGCCATTTTGTAGAGTCTTTAATCCACTCTTCATCTACCTTGACCTTATTGTGATAATATGTGGTACCCCCAACATCAATTGCAAAAGAAGAGGCACCAGTTGAGTTAGTATCAGTACCGGGACTTTTAAACGAAAACCAATCTGCATGCCCTCGTATTGTACCAAGTTCATTTTTACCAGTCAGTGCAGCAACTACTGCTTGAGTACCTTGTGGACATAATCCATGTATATCTTGAATATAACCTCTTCTTAAATTTTCATATTTTACTCGTGGATTCTTACCAAGTTTTGGTGCAAGACTCCCTGCAATTTGTAATAATTTATCTAAAGTACGATATCCACTTTTTACCTCTTTAGAATCAACTATTTCTTTTAATCCTTGTTCTTCAACTGCATCATCAATTATTTGTGTTTTAACATTATTTAATTGAGTTGCTGCTGATTTTTCCAAATCAGTAACAGCTTTGGCATCAATTATTTTTTGTTGTATTTTTTCAGAATTTGGATTTATAATTTCTTGAACCTCTGGATCATTTTTATCTAATGAAACTCTACTCCAATCTAATTTTTGATAAACATCATAATTAATAGGGTCTGGGTCAAGTGGGGTTTCCAATGTCACATCCGATGGAGTCCATACACCCGAATTTGTTGTAAAGTTAGATATTTGTGAAATGTGCACAAAAACTCCAAGTGGTGTTATTGATGGAATTGGTGGTGGAAATAATCGCATTGTTGCCATAATTCTATATCTTTATTCGTAAATTGAAACGTGCATAGGGTCATTTCTTTTTAACCATGTCATTCCTACTGATTGAAAAATGCTGGCTACTTGTAAAAAACCCTTATCAAAATCGTTAAAACTTCTTACTTTAGTGTTTCCTTTGTATATACCATCATCTTTAAATGATACTCCATATGGATATCGTACACTATTCATGTCAATAGCAGTTCCCCATGCATGGTTTGATAATCGAGTACCACCAGTAACATTTCTAACTGCTAGACCACCTGCACAATTTTCTATATATTTTTGTAATTTTTTTTCTCTGATTACTTTTAGAGCAGGTTCAACTATTGCAGCTAAATCTTTATGAATTGTTATTTTTTTATCACCACTCGATATCGGAAACAATATTTGTGTACAATTTGTTTTAATATAATCAGGGTTTTGTTTATACCAACGGCGAGTACCTTCAGTACTTGAAACTTCAAAGTTAGGAGCAGGACCAGGACCAATTGCTGGCCAATAACCATTACCACACTTTTCTAATAATTTGAAATCACCACCAGTACCAGTTGTAGTAGTTGGTCCAGTTTGAGTAGAACCTCCAGTATCCGAAGATTGTTGTCCTGAATTAGATTGTTGTATTTCTCGTTGATTTGAAAAAACTTGTTCTCTATCCACATTTTTATTATGAGATAATGCTGCAGATGTACTACTAAATTGACTTTCGTATATTCTTTGAGTTTTTGGATACTCTATTGTTATATCTTTCTGAATTGTTTCAGCCTCTTCTACTTCTTCAGCAGTGAATAATTCTATAATTTGTTGAAGAAGTGAACCTCCCCCTGAAATCGGAGTCCAATATGCTTGAAAAGCTTTACCCATGTTGGTAATGATAGCATGTTCACCGGATGATTGTTGAAATGCAGTATTCAAAACTCCACCCAATACTTGTTCCATTGCTGCAGTATTTCCTTCTTGAAGAGTTATTCCATTTACAGTATCAAACCCTCTTTTAATTAATGCATCATATTCTTGTACTAATTTTTTAGCAAATTGTTCTTTAAATGCTATATTTGGTTGGTTTCGCATAAAAACCAACATATTTTGTTTAAAGATTTCGTATGACATTTTATTCAGTATAATTTAAAGTAGATAACATTTCTGATAACCTTGCTTTTAAAGAATTTAATTGTGCCCTATTTTCAGGACCTGTTGCAGTTGGACCAGATGGAGTTCGATATACTTGTGAGTTAATCAAATCAATCATAGTAGATAAAATTTCTTTTAGAATATTACCCCTAACTAATGGTTGGGACGAACTATTAGTGTTTAACAATATTTTACCACTACCTGTATTTAGTGTAATGTTAGAATTACTTCGGGATGTGGTTATATTTACATTACCACCAAAATCTAAATCTGCACCAAGACCGTTATCAATTGAAAATTTACCATCAGATATAAATCCATAATCGCCTTTTGAATGAAACACCATTTGACCTGTCTTTGCAGAAATTATAATTTTACCACTATTGATTAGTAAATGGTCATCACCCTTGAGCGGATTTGGGTATGAGGAAAATTTACTTGGAGTGATAGATGTTGTTGCAGTAAATGGTATTTGGTAATCCCCACTTGATAAAACAATAACACTACCATCACTATTCACATTTTCTTCAGTTATATCACCTTCTTTTAATGATGATATAGTTTGTGAATCTTGTCTATTACGAATTATTATAGTTGGTGAATATACATTATTTGCATTGTTATATGCACTAAATCTGATTGATTGACCAAATCTGGTTTGTATCAATTTATCACCTTCGTATAATTTTAATCTATTTATTGGATTTGACCTAAAATACTTTCCAAAATCACTTGTTTCAGAAGTTTCATTCGCAGTATTTCCAAGTGGAGTTCCTGTCTGTGCCGATTCTTTTATAGATGCATCAACTGCAATTTTTTCTTTTTTATCGTAAATTACATCAGCTCTTTTTTTAATAGCATTTCCAGTATTCAATGAAAATCCTGGTATTCTTCTATAATATTCAATCGAACCGACCATTACCAATTCAACTGATTCTCCAATTACTGGTAATTCAGTATCCGATGGATTTAGACATGGATACATATTTAATTGTTCGTTTGGAGTTGTACTATCTGAATATTTTCGTACTATAGCATAACCTACAAAAGTTGTATTTTTTTCTGTAAATGCCGTTTGAAAATCTTTTTTGTTTTTTATTCTTGGGTGGGTCTCATCCAAAATTACATCAACAACAACACCAGTACTTGTGGATGCAATTGCAGTTTGTTTATTAGTACCACTCGATATATTTGATTGTTGTATTCTAGTACTCATTACTTTTTATTAATTTTTTGTTTCAATTCTTCTACTTCGTAAGTTAATTCATCAACTTTTTGGTCTTGGACATCTACTACTTCTTTAGCAGTTAATTCGATTTCTTTTAGTAATTGTTCCTTTTCCTCATCACTTAGGAATCCAGCATCACCTTCTGATTTATGTTGAGAAGACATGATTCTTTGTGCAATTGCAGCAAGTTTAATTAATGCATCATCATTCTTAACTGATGTATCTACTAAATCTTTTATGATTGGACCAATCACCGCCATATCTCCTGCATGTCTGATTACTTTTTTCATCTCTGCAATCAATTCGGAGATTCGTTGTTTTTTATTTACTTGGTTATCGTAAATATCCTTAAATAGACCAGAAAGGTTCTTACCAGGAAATAATTCAAAATCTGTACTCATGATTTTACCATATTATGTTGTATATAAATATAGTAAACGAAAAAACCTCACCGAAGTGAGGTTTTTATCTAATTTACTTTTTTATATTGACCCTTTTTTTGTTGGGATTTAATGGTTTGTTTTGCCATTCTTTTTCATCAATACCATCCATTTTACCATCTCCATCTTCATCGACTTCGATACCAATTCTTGGTTCTTGTTTTACAATTTCAGGTTCAACAATTTCAACTTCTTTTACGATTGGTTTGATTGGTGTAGAGGGCTCGGGTGAATCATCACCCATCGTATTAGAAAGTGAAACTCCATCTTCTTCATCCATTTTTTGAACCAACATCTTATCCTTATCTGTATCACTAAACCAATAATCTATAATCTTACCATACGAACCAATGAAGGCACCCAACATTAATAATAGTAGTTCTTTCCATTCTTGACCTACTATTGTTTCAGTATGATTTAATAAATCCTTAAATCCAGAACTTTGATTTTCCATTTATGTAATCTCCTATTTTTTACATATAAATATAAAATAAAAAACCCAAGTATTAACTTGGGTTTAATTTTTTGTTAGTTTTTATACTCTGAGTATAATTATATTATCTTTTTTCGAACTATATAATTGTGTAATACTAAAGTATCCATTTCACAATTCAAAAATGTTTTAACTGCAGTTTCTGGGTCTAACACCATAGTTTGATCTTTTAAGTTAAATGAAGTGTTGAGGACAATTGGATAACCATTATCTATTTCCAATTGATTTAACAATCTATACATTCGTGATTGTTGTCTATTATTCAATGTTTGAATTCTTGCAGAACCATCAATGTGAGTAATTGCTGGTAAATTCTTTCTATGTTCTTCTTTCACTTTCACTACTTGATTCATATATGGAACCAAATGTTTATAATCAAAGTACTTTAATCGTTCTTCTTCTTTTATAATTGGTGCAAATGGTCTAAACCCTTCTCTTTTTTTAATTACACGATTTACTCGTGCTTTCATTTGTGGGTCTCTTGGATTAGCCAAAATAGAACGATTCCCAAGGGCTCGAGAACCAAATTCCATTCTCCCCTCGAACCAACCAATGACATTTCCATCAGTAATTTCTCTACTGATGATTGGAATAATTTCTGAATGATTTTTATATTCATACCAAACTTCATTTTCGTGTTTATCTAATACTTCTTTTATTTTTTCATTTGTATACGAAGGCCCCAAATAAGGATTTGTATTTACTACTCTATTTTTGTTATTTAATTGATTATACCAATAATAAAGAGCAGAACCAATAGCAGAACCAGCATCAGATGGTGCAGGTGGAATCCACAATCCCTTGAATGGTGTCATATCGGTAATCTTCCCATTTGCAGTTCCATTGTATGCACACCCACCACTCAGACAAACATTATTAGCAGGTCTTAATGCAATTGCACGATTTAATAATCTAAAAAAATAATGTTCGTACTCGTGTTGTAATGTTGCAGCTAAATCTTTATGGTCTTGTGTAATTTCCTCATCGGGTAATCTATTAGGGAATCCAAACAACTCTCCCAATTTCTCGTTAAACATAGATTTATCATCCCAATCATAGGTAAAATAATCCATATTGATTTTATATCCACCATCATCGGTAGATGAAATCAAATGAGAAAATTTAGATAAATATTTTTTGTAATCACCATACGGTGCAAGACCCATTACTTTGTATTCACCTTCATTTGGTTTGAATCCAAGAAATGCGGTAAATACTGAGTATAACATTCCTAAAGAATGTGGGAACTCTACACTTTGAAGTTTAATTATTCTATTCTCTTCACCATAAGCAATTACGGTAGTTTCCCACTCACCTACCCCATCTACCGAAACAATCATTGCTCTCTCGTAGGGTGATGTATAGAATGAATATGCTAAATGTGAGAGGTGGTGTTCGGTGTGAAACAATTCTGAATTAGGAAATAATTTCTTAATCTTTTTTTCTACCTTTTTGTATTCTTGTTTATTATTGTAGATAATTTTTTGTCTATTAATTTCATTAACGAACCCACCACGTTTTGTAGATTTTTCAATTCTATCAATTTTCAATTCGGGTAGTTCATAAAAAGTAACTACATTAATATCGTTAGGAGTAATTCCTTCGTTTTCTAATAACCAAGTTATAGTATTAATTGGAAATGAAGAATCATGCTTTATACCAGTAAATCTTTCCTCTTCAACTGCACCTACAACCTCACCATTTTTAATGAGAGCAGCAGCAGAATCATGATAACCAGAACTTATTCCTAAAATATAAAAATTATTCACTTTCATCAAATATATCGTCTTCGAATTCTATATTAGATACATCAATCCAAAATGGTTTTTCTTTTACTGAAAATTCTCCATTTTCTAAATACTCATTTAACATTTTTTTCTGATGTTGTTTCATTACATTTACCACTTTGGTAATATAATGTGTTTTACAATCAGTCATTTCTCTAATAAGTAGATAAAGATGTTTTTTATTAAAATTTTCTATATACTGACTTCTACGAAACAATTCTAATACTGCATCTGCTATTTGAATATCTCTTTTCTTATTAAAGACAGTAGCAAGATGTTTATCCCAATACTCTAACATTATCTCATTAAACTCTCTAAACTCACCTGCCTCTTCAGTTTCATAAAAATCATTTTCGGGATTCCAACTCTCAGGCATTTCTGATACAAGAGCGTTTTGTTTCCATCTTTTAAAATTACCATTGTTTTTTAAGATAAGATGATTCTTTGCAATAATACTAAAATAAGAAAATGCCCTACCTTTGTTTTCTTTATACATATGTATTTTTTCAATCATAGTAGATACAACCTCTGCCTGAATATCTTTTTTAGGTGAATCAAAGTATGAAAACTTAAATGTATTAAGAACATTTTCTGCTAACTTTTCAAACGGATATTTAATTCTTTCTTCATAGATTCTTGACCGTTTGATTGGGTCTTTTGTTTTATTGTATTCTACTATTGCATCTTGTGCAGGAGTACCAAAATAAATTTTATCTTTTGGTTTTCTTTGTTTCATCATATTATAATTCTTGATTTAGATCTTCGATAATGTTTTTTAGTTGCTCGAACGTGGCACCAACCTCATCATCTTTTTCAAAAACTTCTCGGTTATCAATATCTCTCATTTGTTGTAATGTAGTTTCAATTTTAATACGAGTTCCTTCCACAACATCGGTTAGAGTATCTTCAAGTTCTTCGTTTTGTTTGATAAGGTTTCTTAAACCAATTCCCAAAACAATATTAAGTATAGCTAATAAAACAAGGAGTGTATAAACTAATTCCATAAATTAAATTGTTTTGATAGAAGATTTGATATTTTGAAGTAATTGTAACTCATTCTGAAATACTTTCTTTTCAAATTCTTCTCTATCTTTTTCAATATAATTCCTCACAACATTAATAACATAATCGTTAAATGGCAGTGGGGATTGCGCAACATAGGTAAATTTGTGATTAGTGATTGTCACCGAAGTATCTCCAACTTTTACATAGTATCCCAATCGTTTGTTAGAGATATAATACTTACCACTAATTGGAGCAGTGATACATTCAGTATCTTCATCATCAAAAAGTAATCCAATAATATCAATTACTAATTGTTCGTGTTCTTGTGGTTTAAATGATGGGATAATTTTTTCTTTAAATTTGGTAAATAAGGATTTCATAACTTTTTAGAATTTAGATTTAAGATTTTGATTTTGAATAATTTCTTGTAGTTTTAAAATGTAATTAGGGTCTTCTGCATACGAAGATGAGAGATATGAAAAATAATCACTCTCACTTTTTAATTTATGAAGATATGTTGATGAATACAATGCATAATCATATACCGATTCTGTCCAAGTATCATAATACGCATGACCGTGTTGTGTTCCACCTGCAGTATTAATTCGTGTCACTGCTTGTTTCATTCCAAAAAGGTTGTTGTTCTCATTAAACATTTTGGATGTAAAATGTGCAGTTTCCAATTTGGCCTGAGCTAATACGATGTGTGGGAATTTGAAATTTAACTCTTTGATTTTAGAAATCAATTTTTCTTCGGAGAACTCATTTTGTTTTGCAAAAATTAATTCAACCTCCCTTTCAGTTAAATCACCATTTTTGTAATTATTGATTTGTGAAATGGCACCGATTGAAACGAGTACCGAAACTACAAATGTAAATTTAAATAAATGGTTTGAGAATTTAATTTTTCTAAAATCTCTTGTTTTTTTGTCATAAATGTAAATCATAATAGTTTAAATTTGTTACTCTACAAAGATACGAAAAAAAACCCAAACTACCAAATTCTAAGGTAATTTTTTTATGCCTCACCAATATCATTTCCCATAAACATTGTCATGGTATTCATTTTTTTGGAGGCCAAGTTCAACTCTTGGACTTGTTTATTTAGTATTGTAAGATTATTTTGAATCTTATCATTTACTTTATCTGAATCAATTACATTGGTTTCTACCAATTCATCAAAAATGGCACTTAAAGTAATTTCTAGTGTTAGAATTCTTTCAAACAAAATAGTAATCTCATCTTTCGATTGAGTTGGTTTACTTTTAGAAGTCATAAGATGATGAATAGTTTAGTGCAGATTTTAAAAAATCTTGAAAATGGATATCGAGATCTGAATCATAAACATTTTCTCCAAATGAGTTTTTTATGGTTGATTCGGCAAATCCAATTGCTGCAGCCAATCTCGTACAAATGATTTTGTATTCGTGAATATTGAAGTCATCGGGTATGGTTAGTTCAATTTGTGATGCTTCTCTGCAATCTTTTAACAAATCATCGGTATATTTAAATATAAGTTTTGCCATAATAAATACAATTATAGTACTTCTACTCCTTGAATTAGTTGAGCCTTTTTGTACTTCATGAACTCGGTTTCACCGTTTGGTAATTTAACCATTACCATTTCATTTCTACCATATTTCTTTGGTGCATAAAAAGTTGGATTGTATCGTCTGATTGGGTCGGTAATCAACACACCATTCAAGTGGTCAATTTCGTGTTGTGCGCAAACACTTTCCAACAATCCCATATCATTAAAAAATTCATTACCATCTTTCCAATTACCAACTACATTATCCGGCCCGAATACAACTCTTCCCAAATTATCACATTCAATTGTGATTGATTTATGTCTAACTGTCTTTATGGGTTTTCTCATAGTTTTTGGTATGGATAAACATTGTTCTACATACGCAACTGTGTCTTGTGATGCTTCTACTATTCGTGGGTTAATCAATACAAGCGGTTCGATTACATTAACCACACATGCCCTAACATCTAATCCGATTTGGGTTGCCGATAAGCCAATACCACCATAAGTTTTTAAACCATCAAGAAGTTTGACTGATATATCATCAATTTGTTCTTGTGTGAATGAACTTGGTTCAATTCTTTTTTGTAATTTTGAAGGGTTTTTAATAAGTGTCATATTATTTTGTTTTATGTGGGTGATATGGGTCAATAAAGGTTGATTTGTAATACTCATCAGTATATTCTACTTCAGGTGGAAAAATTGAAGATTTTGTTTTATCAACAAGAGTTCTTTCTGAAAGTGGTGAACCCAACGGCCTTTGATAAATAGTCTCACCCTTATCAGGGGATTCGTAAATAAATTTACCTTCTACTAATTTCATATATTCTTGTATTTTTTCTTGATGTTCGTAATACAATTTCCTAACTTGTTTACCCAATTCCATATCATTTGAATACTGATTAACTAATTCGATTATTTCTTTCATTCTGCTAAATTTAAATATTTTTCTAATAGCCAAGATGATGATTGAACTTTATCACCAAGACCCCATACCGAATCGATTCCTAATGAATCACATACTGCATTTTCAGGAGTTGTGGTTTCAGTTCTATCTCCACCATTACCAAATGCTACAGCACCTTTTAGTAATTCTCCATTTTCTTTTATATACTTTCGTTTGGATGCGTTAATAAAATCAATCGCTGTATTATCCAAATGGTCCTTTGGATTCATAACATAAACCCAATCCACGTTTTTAAGATTACTCATTATGAATGCTCGTTCTTGTTCGTTCATGAATGACCTTCCTTTTTTTCGTGTCAACCATGCATCGTTATTTAAACCAATCCAAACTTCATCTGCTAGTTCTTTTGCGTTGTTGATACATTCAATGTGGCCTTTATGAACAGGGTCAAATCCACCACTAATTAAAATTACTTTATATTTTTTTTGTTCCATAAGTGTAAAGATACGAAATTATTTTTAATTAAACAAGTTTTATGTAAAATTACTAATGTGTAATTTATAATTTGGTTGAGCTTCGTTGTGAATTTGTATATATCGTTTGGCATATTTTGAACTTCTATCTTGAGTTATTAATTTGATAGAATTATCATTTAGTGCAGCTGCAAAATTTCGATGCCATTCACGAATTAAAAATGTTTTAAGTTTTAAAGTTTTCCAATTAAAATTATTTTCTATTATTTTATTTCCAATAGGAATGTGTGATGCTGGGTCATTATTATCTTTAAATAAATTTACAAATCGTTTTACTGTTTTAAAATCACCACCCATGTAATAATCATTAATCCAAAATTCATCAATTTTAGCAGGACCACCTGTCTGAACATAAAGAGTATCAGGATTCCACTCTTGAGTTAGTATTGTATGCCAATCACTTACCATATCACAACGATGTAAAAATACTTTATCATATTTTTCTTCATCAGTTACGGAGTTAATACCTGTAATCCAATGATGGTACATCTTTTTTGAGTTATGAATATGTTTCTCACCAAAATAAATGTAATCATTTAATAATAATTTAATATTTGGTACTAATTTATAAACTAAATCAATTTCTTTTTGAGATAACTGAAAGTTTCTTCCATGAGTTTTTAAAATTTTCCAAGTTGAAAAAATAACATCAACTTTATCTAAATCAAATAATTGTTGTGGAATTACGGGAAATGTTCTAAATTCCCCAAAAAAAATAAAAAGATTTTTTTTTTCCATAAATGTTATTCCTTATCTAAAATTTGTTGAATATGTTGGATTCTCATCTTATCCTCAACTGATTGAATTTTTTGAAGTTTTAATTTCATTAATTCTAATCTTAATTGTTCTTTATTGTTTTCGTGTAAGTTCATATTTAATTTTCTTTAAAGTATGCATCGATACTATCATTAATATCTTTATTTAGGATTTCTAATTCGAATACCAAACTTTTTAAAAACTCCTCTGACCACAATCCCCAACTTTTATTTTTATTTTCCGAATAGTAGTAGAACCCATGTACCTTTGTAAACTCACCAACAATAATTCCAGTTGATTTTAAACTTATTTCATAAGTTTGATTTTTAATTTTTTCTGTTATCTTAAGCATTTTTTTTAATGTTTATGGTTATTCCGGCATTTCCAGTTGAAATCTCGTATGAATTATAACGATTATCATTTATCCAACCACACCTTTCAAATTTAAATATAATCACATCCCTACCTTGAAATACTCCATGAATAGCATTAGTGGCATAATCTATATGGGGATGTATTATATGACCCATCTTCCAACTATCTACAAATTCTGATTCTAATTCTTCAGGTAGGATGTGAATCAACATTTTTTAATTACTTAAAGGTGCTTTGATTTTATCATGTGATTGATAACCTATTAACTCAAAACAATCAGGTCTATAACTCATAATCTTTTGATCGAAAGTTTTTTCACCCAATCTTTCTTTTACCAATTGGTGTTGATACCAATTTCTTTCAGTTATTTGCACCTTTGGTAATTTAAACGGTTCTCTACTGATTTGTTCTTTCGCTTGTTCAATGTGGTTTGAATATAGATGCACATCTCCCAAATTACCAATCAATTCATCTGGTACCATATTTACTTCCTTTGCAATAATCTCCAATAACAAACCATAGGAAGCTATGTTAAATGGTAATCCTAAAAATGTATCTACTGACCTCTGGTTCCACATTAAAGAGATTGCTCGTTTAGGAACATTAGCATCATCACATACTTTATGCATTTCTACATCAGTATCTATTGTTTCATAACCACCTTCTTTAAGAGAATCGTATAATCTTGTACTTCCTTTAGAACCTAACTCTGTTCTTTCTTTAGCACTCAATTCTCTTGTATAAACTTGGAATCCATAATGACAAGGAGGTAAAACCATTTCATCCAATTGACCCACATTCCAAGCAGATACCATTAATCTTCTACTATCGGGATTTGTTTTGAGTTCGTTGATTAGATTTGTGATTTGGTCTATTCCAATGAAGTATTCGTTACTAATTGAGTCGTGTTTTCTTTCACCCCAACTTCTCCATTGCTTACCATAGATTGGTCCTAAATCACCCCACTTCTTTGCAAACTCATTATCGGTTTTAATATTATGGATGAATTGTTCTTTAGTGAATTGGTAACCAGAGTCAAGTGAAGTCTTGGAAGCGTAGTTCTTATAAGCATCACCATCCCAAATGTGACAATCGTAATCCAATAAAAACTTAATGTTTGTACTACCTCTCAAAAACCATAGGAGTTCTGCCACCATAACATTCCACGCCATTTTCTTTGTGGTTAATAATGGGAATCCTTGTGACATTCGGTGACGGATTTGTCTACCAAATACTGAAATAGTTCCAGTACCTGTCCTATCCTTTTTCTCCACACCGTTATCAAGAATATCTTGTAGTAAGTCTTGGTATTTTGTATCTAATCTATTCATATAATATTAATTTGTAAATCCATGAGAAGTTGGTTTTCCATTTTCATCAACCAATACAAATACAATTTTATCTATTCGGATAATACTTTGTTTAGTATCTTTGTTTCGTACTTCACAAGCAATGGTTATTGAAGTTTTACCAAAATTAACTAATTCACATCCGATTTCGATTATATCACCAAGTTTAGCAGATGCAACAAAGTTCACCTCACTCATTGCTTTGGTGACAATACTTCTACTACCTAATTGACAAATGCAAAAGATTGCAGCTTCTTCATCAATCCATTTTAGGAGTTGACCACCAAAGAGTGTACCTCTTGCATTTAAATCTTCGTACTTAACTAATTTTCGTGTTCTAAAATTCATTTTACAAATATACTAAAAAAATTTTAATTATCCAAATGTTGATGTTCTAACATCTGCCATAAAATTTCTTAATTTTTGTAATTTGTAAATTAATTGTTCTTGCTCAAGTGAACCTTTTCTAATTTCAAAAATCAAATCATCTATTGAGACAACCCCAATACTTAATCCATCTTCTTTTGAATGTAAAAAATTTTCTGATACTTTGTGTTTTCTTGCTACGTCTTGTAAATTCATAATTTCTATTTTTTAATTGTTTCTAATCTAATAATTTCTTCTTTAATTTTTTGGTTATATGGATTCCAAGTAATATTATCCAACAACCATTTTCTATAATAAGGAGGTATAGATGCAACTGGTTTGTTTTTATATTTACCAAATGTCATATATACTTTTTGGATTTCTCCTTCTTCATTTCGTTGTTCGGCAAGATTTATCCCACCTTCCAAGTGTAATCCTATTTCGTGAATTGGTACACCAGTAATCTTCTTCTTATTCTCCCCATATAACTCCCATGTACCATCTTCATCCTCTTTATAATACAAATCCTCTACCTTACCAAATCGTTCAACAGAACCCACGAAATCAACTACTAAGCAATCCTTCTTCTTTTCATGGATACGAGTTCCTCTACCAACAAACTGATACCACCATGAAATGGATGCGGTAGGTCTTGCGGTAATCAAACAATCCAATTCAGGATAATCAAATCCAACAGTTAGAACATTGACTTGAACTATAACTCTAATCTTTTGATTTCTAAATTCTTCAATGATTCGATTTCTATCTTGAGTAGGAGTTTCACCAGTAACAACTGCTGCCATTGGAATTCTTCCTGCAAGTTTGGTTGCTTGTTCAATTGTTGGTACAGCGACAAGAATAGATTTTCTATCTTCGATTTCTCGTACCTTCTTTACTATTTTATCTTCTATGTTTTGATTTTCATATGCTCGAGCAATAGAATCATTTGTAAATTCTGCACCTGATGAATTGAATACCAATGCACCAGTATCAAAATCATAAGATTGATACACAAGTGGTGTCCAAAATCCTAACTTAACGGTATCTTGAATTTGAGCAACATGAATGATGTGTTTAAAGAACGCACCTTTACTTGAACGATTGGTCAACATCACTAACTTAGAGTAAGGACCAGTATCACCCATATTCGATTGTAATTTGAGTGGAGTTGCAGTTAACCCAAGAATATGAGTTGCTTTCATCCCATCCACAAATCTTCTTAACTGACCTGATTTTTCTCTTGGGTATCTATCACACTCATCTATAATAATCTTACTAACACCCATTTCTCTGAACTTGTGAGCAATGTTAATAATAGAACCGATGGTTGCGTAAGTAATATCACCTAACTCTTTCTGTCCCATAGAAGCAGAATAGATTGATGCAGACCCACCAAAGAAAATAAACTTATTATAATTTTGTTCTAATAATTCTTTTGATGGTTGGAGAACCAAAACCTTTTCACCAATACCTTTTGCGATATGGGCAATAACAATTGATTTACCGAATGCAGTAGGTGCAACGATAATGGATGGTGCCATTTTTGGTAGTTTAAAAAATTCAACACCGATTGTTACTGGTTCAATTTGGTTCGCTCGTAACTTCACACTTTATATTTACTTTTAAATCTTGCCAAAAACGATTCCCCAATTCCAATTTCTAATATTTGGTGTTCGTTTGGAATTATTGGTTTTCGTTTTGTATTATCAATAATATCATCAATTCTTATATTAGTAAATATATCAATATATATTTTTGGGTTTTTTTCTGGTCCTTTGTGAACTACAACTACTTTTAATAATTCATTTAAATTACCCATTTTAGAGAGATAAACTTAAATTATGTAAAATTAATGCCAATAACATAATAACAACCGCTGCAAAAGCGTATGTTACTACTTTTTCATTTGTAGATTGTCTATCTTTACTTCTACCTTGTCTATATTTTCTATCATTTTTTTTCATATCACATTAATTTAAAAATGGTAAAATTGCTAATTCTTTTGCTTTTGATTCAACCATAATGTCCAAATCCAACTCGTATGTATTGGGGAGGGCATTAATATAATCCGAATGTGCTTGTGGTTTGATTTTGATGTTGTTTTCATGTAATGATTTTGATTCGGAATAATGAACTTCGGGTGTAATACCTTTTGGCCAAGTTGATACTGCAAGTTTGAGTGCCTGTTCTTCACTCAATCCACCAGTACAAAACTTGTGGTGATGGTAATCAAACACAATTGGAATACCTGTCTTCTCATGGATATACATCAAATCTTTTACCGAATACATAGATTCCTTGTCATCGTTCTCAACTGTCAATCGTGTCTGAACTGATGGTGATAATCGTTGGAAGTTTAAGATAAATCTATCCATTGCAGATTTCTTATCACCATACACACCATTACAATGAATGTTGATATTGTTATATGGAGATTTTTCTAATCCCATCAAATCAAATATCTTACCATGAAGTTCCAAATCAATAATTGTATTTTGAACTACCGATTCTTTAGGAGATGTCAGAACATTAAATGGGCCAGGATGTGAATTGATTCTCATACCAACTGATTGTGCGTAATGACCTGCACCCGATAATAAAGTTCGGATACGAAGGAATTGTGGTAAATCCTCAAACTTGTATTCACTTGCCCAAGGAAAGAACTCGGATGATAATCGGAATAGTTTGATATTATTCTCATGATTCCATCTGAGAATGTGAATCAAATCACGAGAATTTTCTAACCCCAATTCACCGGCGTAATCTAAACCTCGTTCTAAAAAGGTTTTTCTAACCATAGAACGATTAGTAGTAATCTTGGGTTTGCGACTACCAAGTGTCATGTTAATACAAGCATATCCTAAATTCATAAGTGTAGTTTTAAATGTTATTCTACAAATATACAAAAAATAAATGAATTATCCTACTACTATATCGAAAAACTTTCACCGCACCCACAAGTTCGTGATGCGTTTGGATTTACAAAGTGGAATCCTTTTCCATTCAAACCCGAAGTATAACTCAATTCAGTTCCAACCAAATATAGTAATGATTTTTTATCTATCAGAACTTTTACACCATTATCTTCACAAATAGTATCACTATCAGTTTTAGTTCCATCAAATTGTAAATCATACATCAACCCACTACAACCACCCCCCTTTACTGAAACCCGAATGAATTGTTCGGTTTGGTTTTCAGTATCTATTAATCGTTGTATCTCATTAGATGCATCGTTAGAAACTGTAATCATAATTAATAAGTTTTACTTGTAAAATCAGTTGGATAAATTTCTTTTTTATATTGTTCTACTGCATTTTGATTACCCCCTTGGTAATTAATCCAAAACTCAATAGCTTTTCTATCGTTAATCCATCTATCTCTTTTACTCCAATCAAATCGTGGGTTAGTATAATATGGACCATCTTTATATGGTGTCTTCCAACCACCACCTTCATACCATTCCATATATTCTTCGTCAGATATTACTCCATCACCATCTTTATCTGCAGATAATTCATCATCCGAAACAACACCATCACCATTTAAATCTAATCCTTTTTTGGATTTTTTTTCAAGATAGTTGTCAAATGCTTCTTTTAATACTTCGTTTGGGTCTGAATCTTCTTTTATTGTTTCAAAAAATACTTCTCCATCAATTGACGATAGTATGTATGGTTTATCTTCTAATCCATCCATTAAAGTGACATCCCAATCATCATACAAACCATCTTTCTCATCTGCTTCTATGATTTCTTTAATAAGTTCTCTTTGTTTTTCTTTATCATTGGCTATACCAGCATCATCTATAATAACATCCATTCCTTTTTCTGATAAATCATCACCATATAATTCTCTTTTCTGAATCACTTTCTTTTTATCTTCTTCACCTTTATCAACTTTCATAGCGTTATTGAAAGCAACTACTAATGCAATTGCAAGTGGGTCAAATACAAATATGATGATTAAAATAAACCAGTTAATAATAACATCCATAGGTTTTCCTAATAAACCACTCAAGTATTCCAAAGGTCCTAATTCAGAACCCACTTCAACATTAGTATCAATTTCTAATATTTGTAATTGGATTGATTGTAGTGAATCTGCTGCAACTTGTCTTTTAGATTGAACTTCTTTTCGGTTTTGTTCTTCAATTACTATACGAGATTGTGCTGCTCTTAATTCGGTTGTAGATACTGAACTTTGTGTTTTACCATTTTTATCAGTATACTGAATTTGTTGTGTCTTTGCAGATGATAGTGTAGAAATGTTTTCAGAAATTCTTTCTAACTCTTTATCATATCGAATAACATCATCTTCCCAAAACTTTTCTTTTTGTTGTAAGAATGTTTTTTCTTTTGATGTTACTGAATATAGTTTGAATGTATCTTGGAATGCAGCAGTTAGGAATCCATAAATACCAAGAGAGGTAATAAGAACCAATACTAAAGTTGCACCTAACAAATAGATTCGGAATCCTTTGTTAATCTTCTCCCAATAGTTGTAAAGGTAACCTGCAACAATTAGTTTAGCAAGTTCCAATGAGGATGCCATTAAAATTACCGAGAGGGATGCACCGGCAAACAATTTCGCTAAACCAGTTACCGAAAAGAATGCTGCGTTAAATGCTATGAATAGTGCGGATAACCCTAATAATAGAGTTCTTAATTTCATGTTGTATTATCCTAAATGAACGATTTCTTGTAACTTCTCTAACCCATAGAGAATTTCTTTAAGATAAATTTCTGCTTGTTTTTGGTCTGCTGCTCTGTCACCAGAAACCATTTCTTTAACAATTTTGGTTCTTGATATCAAAGATTCGATAGTATCATCTGCTCTTTGTTTGTAAATATCTTTCATAGTTATGTTTTTAGTACTACTTTATAAATATTGTGAGGTAAAAAAAGGGGAGTTTTCACTCCCCTTTCAAAAATCAAGTTAAAAAAATTAATAAGAGATTTTAAGAGTTCTACTCTTTCTTTCGTTCTTCTTATCAATTAATAAAACCAATAATCCATTTTCGAATTTAGCTTCTGATTTAGTACCATCGTAATCAGTACCGACCGTAAGTTTCAAATCAATATCCTTTACAAACCGAGAAGTACCTTCTTCTTTTTTTGCAATGATATGAACGAATTCTTCGGTTACATCAACTTGGATATTTTTTGGTGAATGACCGAGTGTGTTGATGATTACTTGTTGTTTTCCACTTTCCAATACTTCAACTTCAAATTGAGAAGTTTTGTAATTGTAAGTTGGTTCTTTTGCCAATTCTTTAAATAGTTTGTCAAATGTGTCAAGTGTGTAGAACATAGTTTTTTTCCTTTTTTTTAGTTAAACATTTATATCTTATTTTACAATTTATATACCATAGGAGTTTTTATGACACAATGTCAGTTTGTATGTGACAACTTGTCATTAGAATACTTTAGAATCTTCCCACTGTTTGTTTTCTTGTCTACAACTCATGTGGTCTGCCCAATGTAGAACATAAGGTAAATCTGTCTTCAATCTCATTTCTGGTCTGAACGAAATAAAGTATCCTTTTGTTGCTTCGTTATACAATCCATCGGCCAACATAATACCAATCATTTCTTTTTCGTTGTACTGAATACCATATTGATTTAACAACCATAAGGCACGATGGGTGACATCCATATAATGATTCTCACCATTAATCTTAAACATCATACCTTGATTCTTACGATGCCAATCAGAAGTTTCTTCAATATAGTGTGGTTGACCGGGAACCCCTAACTTACCTAAATCGTGATGGAATGCAGCAAAGAATAATTCTTCATCAGTAAAATCAACCTTAACTCCACCTTCCTCATACACCTTTTTAAGTTTGTATGAGTTTCTGGCAACATTCATAACATGGTCGATATATCCACCTACATACGCAGAGTGATAATGTTCTTTACCACTTGCAGGTGCAATTGCTAGTTCGGTCCCTAATTCTGATTCCGAATACATATGAAGTAACTTTTCTAATCGTTCTCCACTAAATACTTTTTTCAGAGCCTCTATGAATCTATCATAGTTCCCTTGTAGTTGTTCTGCTGTATAATTTTTCATTTTGCTAAGTTACAAAATTATTTTCATTTATCAAAATTAATCCTCATAAATCTCCCTACCTGTCAGGGCTCGATATAGTATTTCAATTTCTTCTTCTGATTTACAAAAACCAAGACCATTCAAATCTTCTAACTCTACATAATAGTGACCTTTTGGTAATCCAAGTTCTTTATTCTCATCATTACAACTTGATATCATAACCAAACAATCTTCATCGGGATTATCTTTGGGTAAGGGTAGAACATAATAATAATAGACATAAGTACCACCTTCTTCATCCTCATCTTCTTCAATCTCCTCTATTTTCAACCAACCTTGTCTTTCAAAGGTTTCTTCAGTTATAGGAGTTTCTGGAAATTCAATAATATCTTCGTTTATCATTTGGATAATTTATTATAGTAATCGTTCCAAAATACTATCCCAAGTTGGAAATTCATTTACAGTGTTGGTTTCCCAATTAGTACCGAACTGAAGAAGAGTACCTCGAAACTCCCCAGCACCATTCTTGGTTCTATCATCGATTAGGTAATCACCCATCAACAAATCCTTTCGGTGAGTAATAAACATTTTCTTGTGGAATAGGTTACCAAAGTAATCCTCAATCCAAAATCTCTTATCCATTCCTGCCATTGGGTTTCCCCAAGGTGCGGTAGTTGCGATAAACAATTCGTACTTACCACACTCTGCCAGTTTCTTCACCGCCTCGATAGCACCTTCCATAGGTGGAGCGTTTCGGAATAACCCTTGAATGTGGTCGGGATGTGTTTTGTATCGTTCTCTTAGATGTGGATGAAGGGTGAAGAAGTTTTCTATTGCCTTTCCAAAATCAACAAGGACACCGTCCATGTCAATGTAGATGATTTGTTTTCTCTCGTTCATATTGTTTTTTATTATCTCTTAATCTTACATAACAAATATACAAAAAAAGTTTCGTATTTCCAAATCCTAGTCAATGTTTTTTAATTAAATCAATGCTTTTTTGTTAAAATCACATTGAAGTAATTTAAATAAATCTCTAATCTCATTGTTTTTAAAAAAGTTTAAATAATTGTGAACTATTACATCTTGCATTTCATTCTTTAATTCTTTCAATTCATCCAAATTTAATTCGGATATAGTTTCCATCACCTTTACTATTTTATTAAATCGTTTTTTTAAATCAGTTTCAGTATCATAACTCTCATCCCACCAATTACTAAATGTTTTATAACCCAATTCATGTAATTTATTTAAAGTAAAAGGATTTCCAAATACAATAAAAGGTTGGCATAGGTAAATGGGTTTGTATGTTTTTTCGGATATAAAAAGTGAATCATTATCATATAGAGTTTCAGTAACGATATTTAAAAAAGATTTTAAATGAGCATCTACATTTAATCTTGCACCTCCACCTATTTTTTGATTATCCCAACGAGGGACATCATAATAATAGTTTTTATCAACACCTCGTAATGTTGTAATAGATTTATTTTTAAACTTTGAATTAGTAGTTAATTCATTAAACATTAATAATCTATTTTCTCTAGCTATACCGTTGAAACATAAAAAATGAAATTCAAAATTGGTATTCAAAAATTTAGTATATTCAGTTTGATGTGAATTTACTTTTATTGAATCCAATTTAGATATTGATAGAAAGTTTATATGGTTACCAAAATAGTTGTAATTGATTATAGTAAAATTATTATTTGAAAATTGAATTAGGTTTGAGGTAATTACAATAACATCATCCTTTGAAAAATTATATTTTTGACATAAGTCATTTATCCAATTCACACACGAAGTATTGAAATATCCTTCAAGTAAATAAGCAAAAACAATTTTACATTTTTTGAGTTTAATTGATGCTATTAAATTTTCATCTAAATCAATAGTTTTATGATTGTCAAATAACTTATTATCAAATAGTATTATGGGATATATAAAATTTAAATTATTTTTAATAAAAAAATGAATACTACTTTCTTTAAAATTACCTAAAGTATTATCTAATAAATTTGAAATACTTGTTTTGCCACTGATAATCCAATCAGGTTCGATATCATAGTTGTGTAAGTTTAAATAAGATGTATTATCATAACCAACATTTATTAATAAGTTTTTTAAATCACTCATATCAAATCAGGTTCAAAGTACTTTTTATAAAAAATTTCAGATAATGATTTATGTGATTTAAATGAAAGATGATAATCTACTATTTGTCCTTCAGTTGCATCTTTTATAGTTTCAAGACCTTTTAAATCAGTCTGAACATTCCATAAAATTACTTTTTCACATCCCTTTTGTATGAGGAGTTTTTTAATCCATTCAAATCTTTTTATCTGTCTATTCTTATATAAAATGTTATCTGCAAAGTAATACTGGAAATTTATGATGGTTTCAAATTCATCATTCGTTAATCCATTTTCGGTTTTACTTTTTGAAAAATCGTGAACTATGGACTCAAAATGATTATTAATTGGTACATCAAATCGGTGGGCGTGTGTCATTCCAATAAACACATAATCATCTTTACTTATCTCTTTCCACGTATCAATTATAGTATCTATGATTGTATCGTTTGAACTTCCATTCTTTCCAAGATTTTTTAGTTCAACATTTAATTTATCACTTAACCATACTGGCCAAACCCCATCTCCTGATTTGTAATAACTTTCATAATACTCATCATTTGGATGACACCCATGTCCTGCAGTATTACTATCACCAAATGTCCATAGTGTAGATTTCATAATTTAGAAGTATAACCAATACTTTCAACTAACTCAAACACAACATTATTCCAATCTTCTATTTCAACATGGATTGAATTATATTTTTCTAACATAACACCACTAACTTTTCTGTAAAACCAAGTTGGTGAATACTTTGGTCTTGGTATTTGTTTGGTGACATATAAGTTATAACCAAAACAAGTATCTGAAGTAAGTTCTTTAAACCAGACATATCCAATTGGTGTATTGTTTAATTTTAATAAAAATAAATAATGTTTTGATTCTAATCTTAATTTGCAATCATCTATATCAAACATCCCATCCCACTTATATTCTGAATTAAATGAATCTATAAGTGATTGAATATCGGAAATATAATTTTCTATATCCACTACAAGATGAGTGGTTAGTTCTTCTTTTATAAAATTATCTTTATGTAAAATATATTTTCTCATCAGAATAATGTTTTTACATTTTTTACTTTATCATAAGGTAAATAAATAGAATCATATTTTTCTTTAAATTCATCATTAAGTTTTAGTTTTGTATCAAAGTGTTGGCTAGTATTTATATTCATTAATTTAAAATCCATATTTAATTTATTTGATACCCACTCTTCTAATTTATACAACTCATTAAAATCAAACCATATTATATTAGGGTCATGGTTGTGCCACTTTGAATACGGAAATAATAAAATTTTTAACCAGTTTATACCATGTTGATTAACATTTAATTTATATTTTTTTATAAAAACTTGAACAATTACTTCTACACTTTCTGCTGATTGTAAGTCATATTTTTTATACCATAATAATTCATCAATAGTAAGATTTGATAATTTATTAAATGTATCTAAATGATTATATCTATGAAACATTTTTAATATATGTTTCCATAAGGATATAAATCTTTCATACTTATTTCTCTTAACAGATATAACATCATAATGATATCCAAATTTTTCTTTTAAAATACGTATTTGCTCATGACCATGTACAAAGTCTATATCAAACTCTTGAAAATTTATTTGATTTATATTATCATATTGAGTGTGAATTAATTGATTTTCTATATTAAACTCGGTATGATAGTGTTTAATTTCTAAATTTTGTTTTACACATGATGCCATAAATGCAGTAGATGCACATCTTGGTAATGATAAATAAATAAATTTATTTTCTACTAACATTTAAATTATTGATTTTAAGTCTGTTTGTATTATACTAACATTACCAGAAACTGAAATTCTCTCAACTCCTTGTGTGTAAAATGGTGATACATAATGAATCAAATATGATGGAAATATAATTACCTCTCCCTTTTTAGGAGTGTGTTGAATCAAAGCTGATGGGGATAACAAATTATTTACCAATTGAGTGTAAGGGGTTACATCGAGTTGTGTATTATTTCCATAAAAAAAAGATATTGTACCTGGTCGATATGATGCTTCACTAAATGGTTGTTCATTTATTATTTCTTGTGGGAAATCTAAATAAATTACAAATGATATTTCTCCATTATGATGTCTGTGTGGTGGATTATGTTCACCTGATTTTTGTCTATTAATCCATAAACTATTTAATGTTGTTTTATAGTTCGAATGGATAATACCTCTTTCAATTCGAATCCATTCGATATATTCTTTAATTTTTATTAATATATCTGATTCAAATTTCTTTTTTAATAATTCAGAATACGTTTTTTCGTTTTCAATATGACCAGCTAGGCTTGATTTAGCATCATCTCTTTGTTGTACACCGTCTAATAACAAATCTGCCCTTAATTTTTCAGAGATAGTACTAATTAATACAGGTGGTCCAAATTTTAATTCTTTCATATCAACTTATATGTTTTTTTTTTAGAAAATTATATTAGTGTTTTATTATTTTTTTGAATATCATAATAATCATAAATGTCATTATATCTTTTTATAAACTCATCATTTAATTTTAATTCACATTCAAAATGCTGACTTCCATTTGATTTTTCCATTTTAAATGGTTTATTGGTTTTATTAGATACCCAATCCTCCAATTCTGTAAAATTTCCAAAATCAAAGTATTTTATTTTTGGATTATTATTATGCCAATACGATGTTGGTCTAAATGCAATTTGTAACATATTGATAAAATAATCATCAACGTATTTTTCAATACCATTTCTTTTACAAAACTCAATAAATACTAATTTTTCAGATTCATGTGAAATTAAATCGAAAGTTTTAAAAAATAATATATCATCTAAATTTAATTTTTTAAGTATATTTACCAGTTCAATTGGATACCGATACCGTAATCGTTCCATTTCTACCATATCAATTGTGTGCTTCCATACCGAAATAAATCTTTCATATCTATTTCGTTTAATTGATATTATATCATATTTGTTTCCAAATTTATCAATTAACTCACTTGATTTTTCGTGAACATGAAATATATGGTCAGCTAATTCTTCATTATTCATAGATAAATCTATAAAATGTGCCGATTCATCATACCGTTTTTGATTAAAATGATTTATTTCAAATCCATGTCGAATACATGATATATAAAAAGAAAAAGATGCACATCTTGGTAAAGACACAAATAAAAATTTATTTTCTACTAACATTTATATCAATGATTTTTGTTTTTTTATATATTCAAATCCAGTATTTCCAGCAAATACTATTCTATCTATGTTAGATTTTGGTGCATTATTAGCAGCATGGGGAAGTGATGCCTCCATTATTATTAAATCATCTTCTTCTGGTCTAATCCAATAATCTTCTCCAGTTTTTCCTTTTATATATAAAACACTATCATCTCCTTCTACAATATCAGGCATTTGTATATAATATACCCATGTGTAATGTGGAAAAAAACCTTTTTGTTTTTTTTTAATTTCAATATGAGTATGGTATCTAGTATCATCTTTTGTTATGTGATACACATCATTATCTCCTTTTACAAATTCGCGTTGTACTGGTTTTTTTGAACGAGTTACATTTATCCACGCATCTGCATTAAATTTATTGTATATATTATAATTTTTAATGTATAGTGATTTACACATCTTCCAACTTTTATTCATAATTTCATCAAATATAGCATCCATACCATCATAGTATGGATATGCATCGACCTCTTTAAATGGACTAAAAAAATCTTCCATTTCCATTTTATAAAACCATTTTAATAAATGTTGTTTATTATCTAACATATTTAATTTTGTTTTCCAAATATAGGTAGAATTATCAAAATATATCTTTTCCATATTATATAATATTTTTGTATATAGTATTTCTTTCTATAATAAAGTTATTATGAATTATACTTTTTAAAAATGAATTTTCATTGTTAATAAAACTCATTAATTTACTATGTGTGGTATTACTCCAATCAATACATAGCTGTCTATTAGTTTCATAATTTTTCATAAATTCTTCTACGAATAAAACAAATTTTTCAGGATTACCGTTTACCCTTTTTATTTCATTATAAAATGGATGTGAATGTGTATCTAATATTTCAGATACTACATCTAATGGATATTGATGAGTAGATATAAAAGGAATGTTAGCCAGTAAGAATCCATATGTTTTTTCAGATAAATAGTTTGATGTAAAATCACCTTCTTTCCAATCCCAAGTTTCGGATAGTATATGCATTTTAGACATAGGAAGAATTCTCATCAAATAATCCAAATAATGCTCTATGTTTTCAATCCAAGATATATCATCAAAATCATCTCCTTTATTAATATTGTAGTTGATATTTTTTTCTAATTGTTTAGAATACATAGTAAATTCTTTATTAATACAATTATCTACTCTCGAAAGATATATTCTTTCATCATTTAGTTTTGCTAATCCATTTATGATACTAGTTCTATTTCTCTTATGATACCTCATAGAAAAACATAAATCATACGGTTGATTTAATTTACTAAATATGTTTTTAAATTCATAATACCAACGAATTGATAGGAGTTCATTCCATTGATGTATTGTATTTGTCAAACAAAAAAAATGATTTGGATATTTGGTTTTCACGAACTCGTTAAAGATTACATTATCTGTTATGATAAAATGATTTTTTAATCTATCTATCTGAACCTCCAAATCCATCACATTTGGATAGTTAATCCCATCATATTTAATGATAGATTTTTCAGTTCGTAATAAAAAAATAAACCAATTACTTTTATTTTCCAAAGTATCGGCTATCCATTTCATTATTGGAATATCATTAATACCAAATTCTGCTCCCCATTTTCCACGATGAGAAGTATCACCTTCTTTACGATTTACACAATCAATAATTTTTAACTTATCATCTTGGTTTATTTGTTCTAAACAAGTTAAAAAATCTAATATATGATATCCATCGGTATTATCATTTATAAAAGGATTGAATACTAATTCCAAATCTTGCTTTTCATATCTGCAAAAAATAGAACCAATATTATTAGTTAGTTCATATCTCCTATTAGTTGTTTTATGAAACAACTTATAAAAAAGAGAAATGGAATAAAAATGATGAATGTAAAATTTCATTAAAAATAATAACCAATTTTAATACTAAATTATTTTATTTTTTCTGATATCCCAGTATGTTTGCCAATATTTAGTTCCATAATCATGACACAATTCATCATCTGGTTCAATTTCCTTTAATGAATAAAATTCAATAAATTTATCATCTTTTACTTTCCAATTGATATTAGGAGAATCTGAATGATTATAAATAGCACCATACCCTAATGGAAAGATTCGTTTGGTGGTGTGTTCATCAATTTGAAACAAATAATCTAGTAATGGATTGATATTAGAATTATAAATTGGTAAAAAATAACAAGTTTCAACTATCTCACCTATATTAATTTTTTCCAAAGTAAATACACCAAAACCCTTTACTTCGTCTATATACCTTATTTCTAATTTAATTTTATTAAAAATTTTCATTTATTAAAAAAATAAGCACAACCCTTATCTATATTAAACTATTTTTTTGTTTTCGTGTATTTCCAAAGACATCGGAATCTTCAACATCTAACCATTTATGAAGAGGACACGCATCGTATCTTGGTGAGAATATTTTTTTACTAATAGGACACCCACACTCATCACATTTCAGATACCCACCAATCCCAGTAACCTTCTTATCACATCCGTTGCATATCTCTAATCGTCCTTCTGCTAATTTTAATTGAGATTCGGTGGGATTGTTAGCTATAATCCAAGACTCTGCTATCTCCTTTACTTTATCAAACATATAACTAATTATTAATTATTATAAATGGTTTTCCTTTACGGCATTTACAAATAAATTAATTTTATCTGAAATAGCCGATTTTACAGCAGAGTTTGTATTTATTCTCTGTCTTTTAAATAATTCAGTATAATCTGAATATGTTATATTTTTGTTAATTTCGGTTGCCATATTAATTTAGTTTTTTAAATTCTACATCTATTTTATTGTAATCAACTACATATAATCCATTTTCATTTAAAGATAATGAATCTTCATAATTAGTTCCAATCAACTCTTGAGCAATAACTCCTTGATATAATCCTTCTTCGTTTTTGTAATTAAATTGATAAACATTTAACCCAAAATCAGATACACCAATTAAAGTCAAATTTTCTTTATATTGAATATCTGATTTTTGGTCATTACAATAAGCAGTATTTGATATATACCCACTATGCGGTAAGTAGGTAAATACCGCGGCATTTTTTCCATATACGACTCTTGAACATCCTCCGTAGTAATTCGACCCCCAATAACCCGGACATGCAGTATTGTATGCATTATCAATGCAAGTATACCAAGCAACACAAAATGCTCCTCCGGCACCTCCGTGTGTATTTACAGCAGTCCAATATCTACAATCATAACCAAAGTTATGTGTAACTAACCCATATCTACTTTGATTTTCAGTTTCTTCCAAAGTAAGGAATAAATCCAATTCTTCAAAATCCAAAGTGTATCCAGTAAATTTATCAAATCTAAAATTTACATTGGTTATAGTAGTAATAATTAATTGATTAGTAGTGGTATCGAAGGTAAGAATTTCATCACCGACTTTTAACTCTGAATATGTTTGAAATTTAACATAATCACCATCTTTTACCATTATTTCGGCATGGACAACATCACTAAATGTAGAATTAGTATCAGTTTCAAATGTAACTAATACTCCATAAAAATCAGTAGTTGATTTGTTTTCTAAAAATGATGATGATACTTGATAATCTGTAATTATTGAATCATATGAAGAGGACCACGCTACCAAACTAGGTGTATCACTTTCATCAGGTAATTCTGCAAATAAAATAGATTTTACTTCATCACCTATTTGTAAATTGGGTGCCAATTCAATACTACCATCTGGTAATAGGACTTTAGTATTTTGGGTAGCACTTAACTTTATTGCAACTTGATTAGCTGTTGTATAAAATTTTTGAAGATATCTCATTCTATCCCAAGGTTGAACTTGATTGGTATCATCAAAATCTGCTGAAGATAGAAGTGGTAAAATTGTTGTTTTTTCTATAACTTGTAAGTTAATAATATCCAAATTCGAACCATATAATAAATCTATGCTTCTATATGTATTTAATCTACCATCAAATAAATCGGTATCATTGAAAATATATTCTTGGATATATTCATCAACTTCCAAATTAGATTTTAAACTATTTAATTCTTCAAGTGTACTAATCTTATATAATTTTGGATAGATTTTATTATCAGAAGGAGTTACTCTTTTTTTAATACAATAGTTAGGATGGTTTCCATTATCTCTTAATGTAGTACCAATACTATCTATACCAAATTCATTATCATCAATATAACATTTTGGAATAGAATTATTATCTGCATCATACATTAACTTTAAAAATCCCCAATTATCTCTAGCGTAATTATCATCAATTAATGCAGTAGTATCAAATGATAATCGTATGATTAGTTTATCTTCTGTATCTTCTACAAAAGGAATGGTAGTAGAAGTGGCATCTGTGCTTATTGTTACTAATTCTATATTACTTCCAGATAAAAATGATTTTAAATACTGATTAAAAGTAAAATTAAAAGGTATGTTTGGTAATGAGTTAGCAGTACGATTTGAATTTATACTACGAAGTTCATTAAGTTCATAATTAAGTGTGTTAGCTGTTTCCGCGGACCTATTGGTTTCATTTGAAATTAATACAACTTCTGTAAAATTATTTGAAATTACAAAATTTTCAAATGATGCTGAATCAAAATTAAGAGACCATTGGGTATCTAATTGAATATTTGTATTTGTTTCTAATGCTTTGAAGGTACCATCGGTATCTTTCATAAAATCAGTACCTATAATAACTGCTCTCATAATTGATTTTTTTGTTTAAATTCATTTTATATAAATATACCAAACCCCTAAAATAGGTATTTATTTACCATTCTTAAACGATCCTGATATATTTGGTAACATAGAATAGAACTCGTCATACGCTTCCAATAGGGAATCCACAACTGGGTGTCTATGGTTAGTAAGTAGAGTATGAGAATCCATATCTTTGATTTTTTTAGACGCAGATACCAAGAACTTAAACCCACTTTCTCCTTTTGATTTTAAATCTACTTGTTGTGTATCACCACATACTACCATCTTACTTCTAATACCCAAACGAGATGTAATCATTTCCATTTGTTCGTTAGTACAATTCTGTGCTTCATCAACAATAATAAATGAATCCAAGAAAGTTCTTCCTCTCATGAATGCAAGTGGTACAATTTCAACTGTCCCATTTTCTAAAATCTCATCAATTTTTTGTTTGTTGTAAAGTTGGTAGAAGTTTGCATAGACTGGTTGCATCCAAGGTTCCATCTTTTCTCTAAGGTCTCCTGGTAAGAATCCAATTTCTTCCTTACTAACGGTTGGTCTTGTGATGATGATTTGTTTTACTTCTTTCTTAAACAACATATCCAATGCAACCTGACATGCTAGAAGTGTTTTACCACTACCTGCTTTACCACTCAGGATGGTAATTGCATTACTTAAAATCTTTTCTTTGGCTTGTTTTTGTTCTTCATTTAACTGAAGTTGGAATTTAATAGAACCTTTTGGTCTTTTTTGTTCTGCGATTTGTTCGGTTAATTCTTTATGTTTTGGTGATATATTTGGAGCCATAAATTTTGATTTAATTAAATAACATTTTTTTGTTTTTTGGAATCATCTAATTTTTTTCTTGATGATTTGTTTTTAAAATCTGATTTGTACGTTTGTATTAATGCACATTTTTCGTATATTTCTTTTTTCACAAACCAATCATTACAATAATCCAAGACGATTAAGTAATCTTTTTGTTCAATCATTACTACTGAAGGAGCATTGACATGAACTACAAAACCCACATTTTCTTTCCCATCTAAAATTGCATTGTGTATATTTTGTGCAACTTGCCAGAGAACATCATCTCCATTCTTATTCAAAAAGTTTTGAACGAATGGGTTGGTTGGAACTAAATATTTTTCCCACCCCACGGTTGTAAAAGCTCTTGTTCTCATATCTTATTCTATTTTAGTATAAGGTCTACATTTCTATCTGATTTTGGTACAACTTGTAATCTTTTTATTTGATTACCAACTTCTATTGGATATGATAAATCATTCGGTTTTACATTTGGACCAAATTGTGCAAAGATTATTTTTAATGCTTCTTTAACTTGAAGTTCGGTATATTTTGTAACACCCATTTGTCCTTTTGCAGCTAATAATAAGTTTCTCCATTCTTTCTCATCATCTTCTCGTTCTTTATTGAAAACAACATTTTTACTTTGAAGTGGAGAACGAGTAGTTGATCTTTTCAAGATATATTCTACCCAAGAACCACTTGCCTTTCTAACTGCTTTATCTAAAATTTCCAATCCCTTTGGAGTTAACGATGCTGCAGTTGCAACTGCTGCTCCACCCACTGCGGTTCCAACCGCCGTACCCACTGCAGCAACTACTGGAGCTAGAGCACCAAAGGTTGCTAGGGTTGCTGCAACAGCAATTACTGCTCCTAATACTTGAAATCCAACTGGTCCAAATTGTTTATATTCTTGCTTACCCGGTGGTACTCTTTCACTTAAAATAGCATCTACTAATTTTGGTACAACATCTTCTTCGGGTATAGGTTGTAAGAATCCACTAACTTCTAATACTGATGGCAATTCTAAACTATACTCTTCTCGGATTATTTGTGCACCAATTGCTTCGGGGTCTGGTTCTTTATTCTTAATCATTGAATCGTATAAAGTTTTTAACCCGATTCCTAAATCTTCATCAGGTACATATTCCCATGAACCCAATTCATCAATTGGTTTTAATTCAATATCACCTACATCTTTACTTACCAACCAATCTACATATGTAAGAATATCTTCTTGGGTATCTAATGTTGTTCGTATTTCGGTTTCAGAATATGCCTCAGTAACTTTAAATTTATTTTTTTTGTGATATTCAGTAAGGAAAAATAAATCCAAATTTATATTTGGTACAGTTCGTATAGAAAACCAAGGATTTCGCTCATTGTATGCTTTGATTAAATCATCGTACATACCTTGTGATGTGTATGCAGTAGGTGACCCTAAATTTATTATAAATCTAAAATTGGTTTCTGGTATCGGTACAACATTAGCCTTGATAGGATCTAAAAGTGGGTATGTTACTTCGTTTTCTTCATACACACCTCGTAATATAATATTATCCAATCTCGTAGAAACAAAGTTGGATTTTGGAATACCAGTTTCATTAGCAGGGTAATTATTTCCCGGCTCAATTATATTGGTCAAGTTTCCATCCGAATCTCTTTTTGGTAATCCTATATTATCTAATGGTATATACTTCATACCTATAAATATCAAATAAGTAGAATTACTTATTCAATAACTTAAATGAGGTGGTCATCGTAAAAACAAACCTTCACTCCTGTCTCCATAAACATATCCCAACTTCTTTCTTGGGATTCTTTCCACAACTCTCCCTTTGTCACATCTACTTTTTCACAAAAAATTCGTTTCACACCTGAATTGATAATACCCCTAGCACAATCTGCACAAGGTAGACCACAACTCAAATACATCGTAGTTCCTTTGGTAGATACACCAATACGAGCTGCATTATAGATTGCATTTCTTTCGGCATGTTCAAACCAATAATACTTCTCAGGTCTATCTTGTCTATAATCAAGTCCATCATCCAAACCTCGTGGAAATGAATTATAACCAGTAGATACTATCTCACCATCTTTACCAACAATAACTGCACCTATTTGAGTGTATTTATCTTTTGATTTTAGTTTGACAGTATTTGCCAACTGTCTATAATAACTTACCCAATTCATCCTACTATATTAGCTTCTTCAATCTTTTTACAAAAAATATATGTTCCATTTTGATTACTTTTAAATGCAACATCACACCCTAACCAATCTTTTAATCCTTGTGTATCTTTGACTCTATCGATTGGATATTCAGCGTGGATTTGATATAGGTTATCATTTATACTTTGAATAGGCCGTTTATATGATGGGTGTCTCATTTAATCTCGTTCGTTATATGAATCAATTCCTGTTTTTATCATTATCACAAACATAACAATTCCAAACCACTCTAAGAAATTATAGTAGTTAACTGGAAATATAAATCGATTAAATGAGTATGCGGTAAAGGTAATTAAAAAAAGTACAAATATACCCATCAACCATTCTTTAAATTCGTTATTCATCTTCATCTTCAAATGTTTCCCAAGTTTTATATTTGGGTTTTCGTTTATAATCAATTTTATTCTTATGGGTTTTTTCGGTCATCTTCTTCCCAACTTGATGGGATACTTCACCAAAACTCATATCATCCCACTCAACCTTATCTTGATAGAGATTTTTCTTCTTTGCCATTTTCTTTTAACTCAATATTAAGCCCTTCAAATAGTTTTCTATTTCTAACGAATTGGTCTAAACTCCATATAATATCGTTGGTAGTTAAAGTGGTACTTTCAACTTGACCATCCAAATATTTAATTGTTATTTCGTAAGTCTTATTCATACTCTTGTGGATTTTCTTCTCTATCTTTTAAGTATTCAATATATGCAATTTCTAAATTGGTTGCCATTTCATTTAATTCAGCATACCAATTTTCTGTATAAAAATCATCTTCATTGTGCATATCCCAATCATATACTTCATCAGTATCTTCCATATCATCGTAATCATACTTACCAACGATAAAGGCACCACTTGGGTCATACGATTCATCTTCATATGTTCCTTTCAAATAACAATCTCCATCAATCATTTGTAATTCATCTCTCAATCGTAATAAGAAAGGAATAGGTACTGACCATGCTGATGATAAAATAATATGGCAATCTTCGGGTAGTTCTGAATAATCAAATTCAACATTCATCCATTTCGGCCCGATTATACTTTCCCATAAATCATTTGATGGAAAATCAACATCTACATCAAAGTTTTCTTTTTCATTTTTGTAACAATAAGAAGTACCTTCAAGGTTGTTGATGATATCAATTGCATCAACTTCGTAAGTTCCTCTTCTTGATTTAAAAATTTCTTGTAATCGTTTTGCTACACGTGGTTCATTTGATTTAACGGTAACAAAGGTTTGCATTTCGTTTGCCATTTGTTTTTTGTTTATAATTTATGTCCTAATTTTTCGTTTATTGATTTCATGTGTTTACATGGTTGGAATCTTCGAAACATTCTTGCCTCGCAAGTACAATCGGTAATCTTCCAATCTTTTACTGTTACTTTGTAGTATTTCAATTTACCTGTCTTTTTATCACGAGAACCCATCTCATTATAAAACCATTCCATATCTTTAGAGTTTATATCTTATGTAACAAAGATAGTAAAAATTTGTTACAATTCCAAATCATTAGATATAAATTTTTTCTATTAAATCTTTATTAGCTTCATATACCTTAATTGTATCACCAAATATAAATTTTCCCAAATCTCTATGGATATGATTTTCAATAATTGTTTTATTAAAAAGATTTTCCTGATTGTATATGAATCTTTCTTTGTTTTTAAGGTATAATGAATGTATATCTATTTTTGATAATTTTATTATTTGTTGTGTAATTATCAATACTTTTTTTGATAAATCACTGCCTTCAAATCCACGATATGTAATTGGTTCGATTAAATCATATGAATGGTCTATAATGTCATCAAACATATCAAAATCCATTTTTCGTAAATCATTTACGATTCCGTAGTGGCCTAGTATTATTGGAAATTGTAAATTATAAAAAGGCTTGATACATTTTTCAGTTTTAAAAGGTAATAAATCATGTCTTGATTCGGTTACAACTTCCACATAAGAATTGCTACTTAACAGTGGATGTAATCCAAAAAAATTATTACTAAATAATGTATCATCAAGAGTTATTTGTGGAATATTATATGTGATGGTTTTGTTTGAATCTATATTAAAGTATTGATAAATGTTTTGATTTGATTTAAAGGTTACATATCCTATATTCAATAAATTATTACTAATCAAAGAATCAACCATTTTAACTCGATGTACGCGGGGTTCTTTGTTTAGACACATAAATAATTTATCTTTTTTATCATCTCTCCAAGTTAATCCAGCACATACTTTATTTAGGTCTTCATATTGGTGTATCATTGTTCTATTAAAACGAGAACAAAATATACGAGGACCACCTAAATCATATTTAAAAAAATGAAATTTTTTATATGTTTCTTCAAGATTATTGTAATGACTAAATGGTATTAAAATTTTTATATCTGCTCCACTTTTTTCTAAATCCTCTCGTTTACTAAAAAGTAAAGTATCTATATCATAACCTTCACCTAATAAATCAATACAAAAAGTGTGATAATTTATATCATACGATTTAAGTAATGATATATTAAATTCTCTAAAATCAAATCCATGAATAAAAATATGACTAAATGTAAATGATTTAAATTTAACAAGGTCATCTTCTGTGTATGAATAATATATGTTTTTATTATTTTCAAAATTTATTCCACTAAAATGTGCATCTTGAATGTTACAACCTTTTCCGATTATTAAAATATTTCTATTACTCGTTAGATGGGAATATATATTTGGTATAAAATCAACCATATTTTATTTCCAAAAAATCTGAACTAGAATAATTGATACAGCAAGTACCAAACAAACGAATGTTTTGAGTGATATGTTCTCGTTAAACAATACCCAACTCAATGTGGTAAAGATAATGATTCCAATGCCAAACCCAATCAATCGAGATGGCCATAGTTCACCGTTAGCATACTTAACCAAACTATCTACTGATTTAATATAAAAATAAGTTGATGGTAGTGAACTTAACAAAACAAGTATGGGATACTTCTCAAACCAATTCCATTTAACACTACCTTGAAGTTGGAAAAAGGACAGAACCTGTCCTAATATTCCATACAATATACCAATTACTAAATTACTAAACATATTATTTTATTACAAGTATTGTGGACCAAAGTATTCCCACTTATCGGTACCATCGAAGATATTACCACGAGAATGTTTTGCCGGAGATTTCCAAGATGCGGGTTTTAATAAATCTCCTGGTTTAATTGGTGCACCTTTGTTATCACCATCTTTCATGGAAACAAATCCCCAACAAGTGGAACCATCCCATAATCGGATGTATTTAGAACCCTTATCAACTCGAAGAGGAGTGTAGGGTTTGTAACCAAACTTGGTATCCCAATATTGTTTTCTTTGTTCGTTGACTTTTTCTAACCAGATTTCAAATTTTGTAGTTGCCATATTGTTTAGGGGTTTAAGGTTTATCTCTCTCAATCTTACAAAACAAATATACGAAAAAAAGCAATACGAGTCAAGTGTTTTTTAAATTATTTTTTTACTTACCAAATTATATTTATGCTCACCTTGTTTTGTAAAAACATAATTATCAAACTCTTTTATTTTTTCAGGTATTTTACAATCCTCGAGATTATATATATCACCAAGCGAATGAGAATGATGGTCACTATTTCTTTCAATCAGTTCATAATAAAGACCACGATTGTAAACCGAATGAGTAATTCCTATTTCTTTAAATACTTGTTCAATACGATTCAATCTATCCAATCGTTCGTATGAATTGTTGTAGTTGGTATTAAAGTTAACCGTGTTGTGGTATTGAATATAGTTTCCCTCCTTAACCCATTTTTGTTTAAGAGTTTCATGTATTAAAAATCCAGAACAAGTTAAAATTTCTGACATACAATCATGATACTCTTTGATAAAATCAACAGTTAATTGAAAATCTTCTTCAGTTTCATTTAAATACCCAATGATTAATTGCATTGCAAATTGCATTGGCCATTTATATTCTTTATTTATAATTCTTACATTTTCAAAAATTTCACGAACCCCATCGGTATTTGGATATTTTTTCATGTGTTTCAAAACTGATTCCGATGCAGATTCAAATCCGGTAATCATTTTAAGTAATCCGGCTCTACGATACAATCTCATAGTTTCCAAATCTCTCATAGGAGTTTGTAATCTCATATTGCCACCAAAAGTAAATCCCTTATCAGGCCAACCTTTTTCGATAATAACTTCACAAAATCTTTTTAACCATTTTGGGTCTCCATTGATAATCGAATCATGACAGAAAAAATTCATTCTACCTTTAGCAATCCAGTATTCGATTTCTTCTATTACAGTTTCTAATTTTCTATATCTGAATACTGGTATGAATTCTGGTACAGAACAAAAGGTACAACGATATGGACATCCTCTACTTAATACCAATGGTACATTATGTTGATAAACTGATTTGTAATAATAATTATCTTCTAGCAATTCATAATTTGGAAAAGGTAATATATCCATATCAATAGTACCTCGTTGTGAATTGAATACTAATTTACCATTAGAATCTCTCCAAACTGCACCATTAATTTTTGCTAAAGATTCATCTGTCATATCACAAGTTAATAACTCAACAAATGTAATCTCACCATCTCCTCGTACAAAAACATCTATAAAATCATAACTTTCGGTCTTGTAATTTGCATTTGGAAGAACACCAAAATCCAAAACTTCAATTCCATTACCACCAAAAAGTATTTTTATATGTGGATATTTTTCTTTTATCTTTTTAGCAATTGCTATCGATGCATCTATATTACCATCAATTATACTAAAACCAAAAAATGCAGGATTTGTCTTATCAATATATTTGAATACGAATCCTTCAATAATATGATTCATTTCTCGAAAGGTATACAAGTGTTCGTATTGACCTTGATTTGCATAGGTATTAAACCATTGAAAAAATTCAGATTGTTTATTGGGAGGATTTAAGTAAAAATAATCAATTACTGGGTCAATAATCGATACTCGTAAATCTGAATGATATTTATCAATATAAGATTTTAATGCAACAACCCCTGCATAATAACCCGATTCATTGATATTTGGAACTTGCATTAAAATACAATCTTGTTCTTTAATATCTTCGTAATGAAATTTATGGGTAAATTGATTTTCCTTATCAATGACTTGTTTGTGATTGATATAATTACTTAAATCAATCTTGACATCAATTAATGGGACATTATTATTTATTTGATGTAAAATTCTTTCTTCAACTTTTGAAATTTCTGTCATTTTTTTTTCGAAAATCTTATAGTTATAAAAGCTTATATACTTAAAACTGATAAGTACAAAGATAAGTATTATAACCCTTAACTATTATACTTTATAACTAGCGTTTTTTTCCTCTATCCAAGATTTTCTTAATAGGTTTAAAACTTCCCTTTCTTCAGTTGTATAATAACCTTTTTTTAATACTGAAGATATCAATATCAAACTCTCATTAATTCCACTAATCCACTCGTTGTGCATTTCTAGAGTTGCACCGTTTAGTGCAGATTTATTTACCTTACTACCTTCAAGGTACATATCCTTTAACCAATACTCAATATCTAATAAAAGATTTTTTAATTCTTCGGTGAGAATATCACTTCTACCCATTGCCATATTATATTACCATTTACCAGCTGGACATTGAGATTGACGAGAAAGAGTTTTAGCTGCAATGTTACACCCACACCCACTTACCATTTGATTCGTTTTTTGATTAAGAATCATTTTGTTAGGGTCACAAGTATTATCGGTTCGTATAGAACATGCATTGCAATGAAGTAATCTTGATTCAGCTAACTTACGAGTTTCTTCATCTAATAAACCAAAATTAGATTTAACTAGATTTCCCCACCCATCGAGTATTTCACTTAATTTTCCCATAATGCTATTTAATTGTGCTCCTCCTCTTGGGCTCGAACCAAGGACCCCATGATTAACAGTCATGTGCTCTAACCAGCTGAGCTAAGGAGGAATGTTTGCTGGTAAGGATGGATTCGAACCACCACGAGGACTTTAGCCAAAGGACATTGCATGCATTGTGGTCAACCCATTATCCTTCGTTTATCAGTTACTCCCCACCCCCGAGCTCACTTCCAGTTCCCAATCGAGTTCTTTCGTCATAGAATATCATTGCAGAGGAGGAGGGATTCGAACCCCCGTTACCTTTCAGTAAAACGGTTTTCAAGACCGCCGCGTTCAACCGCTCTGCCACTCCTCTAAATAGGAATGAGTATTTGCAACTACTCAATCCCGAACATGACTTACTCTGGGACGCTGTTCTCATGGGTAGCGTAGTAAGTACTGTTGACTAATTTATCTATATGTTCTACTTGATTTACGATTACCAATATTTTTGTAGGTATTGGTAAGTGAATGACAATTAGGACACACTACTCTTAAATTATTTATATTGTTATTATATGCATCTCCATCAATATGGTCTATTTCTAATGGACTTTTACCGGTATATTTATTGACTTCATCCCAACCACATTTAGAACACTTGTGATTAGATTTATCAATTAAATATCTATTCATCCAAACTGGTACTGAGTTGCCACCTTTTTGAATAATATTATTACCACTTAACCATTCATTCAGTTTAAGTTTTGTTTGATACTCTCCCTGACATTTATTACCACAATAAACATTATTATTTGGAATTGCTTTTTCACAATTTAAACATTTTTTTTCTAATTTTTCTCTATTTCTCATTGGTATACCTATTCTTTAATATAAATATAGGTTTACCAAATAAAACATCAAAAAGAGCTCCCACTCGGAATCGAACCAAGTTATCATGATTACAAGTCATGTGCATCGCCAGCAATGCTTTAGGAGCTTTAACTATCGTTCTATTTAATTGATTTACCCTTTCAGTAAATCTTTTTGTTTAATTTTATTTTCTAATTTATCTAAACGAGAATCTAATAAAGATAAAACATCTTTTTCATTTTCATCTATATTAGATTGTACCTCTCGTATTTCTTCATCAATTCTTCTATGCAAAATATCTTTTGTATCACCAATAAAATCTAATGCATCTTTTAATTGAAGTTGTAAATCTCTTACTTCATTATCAATCCTACGATGTACATCATCTGATACATCCTCAACTCTACGATGTAGATTACTAACCTCATCGTTTGAACTTCTTTCTAAGAATTGAACTTCTTCTTTCAACTCTTTTACTAAAGTACCTACCCTAACAATAACCACAACCCCTAATACTAAAAGAACTGTGACCACTCCTAAAACAAAATATACTATTTCCATAATTTTTTCTTTTTTTTAAGTTATACAATATGTGAAAGAACGATAGTTGTACTCGATACGGGAATCGAACCCGTGTTTTATCCGTGAAAGGGATACGTCCTAACCCCTAGACGAACCGAGCAGGGTAATCATAATAATGAGTATCAGGAGCGGGAATCGAACCCGCACAGCCAATGGCCAACAGATTTTAAGTCTGTCGTGTCTACCTATTCCACCACCCCGACATTTCTTCGTATAAGAACTTGTATATAAATATATACAATACAAATATACGAAATTTATTTTACAATTCCAAACTTGTAGTTTAGTTAGAAAGTCAGTTGGATAATAAACATATCCAACCGAACTAACTAAACGAACACGTCTGGGGGAGTGGGCCCACTTGGAATCGAACCAAGCACCTACTGATTATGAGTCAGTTGCTCTAACCGAATGAGCTATAGGCCCTTAATTTTATATTTATCCAAAACTACTTTTTTTAAAGAGATTTGGAAGATTATAAATCGTGGGTGATTACTGGGATTCGAACCCAAACTAAAAGAACCACAAACTTTCGTGCTACCTTTACACCATAATCACCATTTAGTATTTACTCTTTACTTTTACTACATTCCAATCCATTTCACTATCCTTATTCAATCTAAAGTAATAATGACCACCAGTAGAATACGCTCTGAACTTTAGCATCCAAAAGATTGTATTTTCTAATTCACCGATTATAGATTCATTACCACTCCATCCTATGGTATGTAATTCAAGCATACCATCTTCTTCTTTATATCCATAATCATAATACCACAATTCTTTAATGTAGTTTAGGAGTTGGGTATAATCAGTAGTATTGAAGAACTTACCATATACTAACTCACCATCAATCTTTTCACTACCCCAATTACGAATATACTTCAGTGCCTCATCAGTTGGGTAACCATCCTCATCGAACAAATAGAATGGGTATATATAATCTAATTTGGTTTCCATAATTTTATTTTAATGTTATCCTACAAGGATTCGAACCTCGAACAACTGAACCAAAATCAGTAGTGTTACCGTTACACCATAGGATAATGTTTAGATTTGTAAAACTCATCCCTAACGGGGTAAAGAAACTCCATCTAATAAGTTTTTTGCGTAGTCAGGACAGGATTCGAACCTGTACTCCCCATTACAGGGAGCGTGATACAGCCACCAATGTAGCTGTGGCACCCAATTGCCACCTGACTATTTTATTTCAATTTCGGTAGGAGAACTTCTTTCTCCCTTAACTCAACAATACAAAGATACGAAAAAGATTTCATATTTCCTAATGTTTTATTAAATAAAAAACCCCAACTTAATTAAAGTTAGGGTTTCTAAAAATCGGTTGATTTTTAGAAATTACTTCACTGACTGCTCAGAAACTGGCTCAGCTACTTCTTCACCTGCAGCTGCACCGGCAACTTCAAGAGTTTCTTCAGTTTGTACGGCTGCGGAATCAACTTGTACTGAATCAACTGCTACAGAGTCAGTTCCTTCAGATTGAACTCCTTTACCACCACAAGCAACCATTACTGTTGCAAGTACTGCGAATAGAAATACTTTTTTCATTTTTCTTTTTTTTTAATTGTTAAACATTTGTTTTACTACATAAATTGATTTAGACCTTCTAAATCTTTTTATACTCTTTTTTAACTCGTATAATAAGTATAACGAATTAATAAAAACATTAAAAATCCAACCCGAGTATCTTTCATCACCTATAAGGATTTATGAATATTTGATGTTTTCAATTTACTTTTACAAAGATACGAAACTTTTTTCAGAATTCCTAATGCTTTGTTAAAATCTTTTCGATATTTTTAAAATTAATTCTTGTTCTTCATCTGTCAAGGATAGAAAGTTTGAACTAATCTTACCTAGTTGTTCTCTAAACAACTGCTCATTCAAACTTACATTATCATAATCGGACCCAGCGTAGATTTGTTTTTCCAATTCAGTTTGGTAATATCCATCTATATAGAGTTCGTCTACTAGTTCTTGTTTTTCATGTGAGGATAATCCATCAATAATTTCATCCAAATCAATATCCATGTTAATGTATGCCATAGTTTTTCTCATTTTGTTTTACAAATATACGAAAAAAAATTCAGAATTCCTACTACTTCTAAAAGATATTTTTAATATATGGTATAGGGTTTATTTCAGTTGTATCCTTCTCAATATGCTCTAATATGGAATCTGCTAAGTATTGATGCTGTATTAATGTTGGGTGTTCGTTTTTAGTATTTGGAAATTCCTTATCGATTCTTTTATGTGGAAAGGTACATTCCCATTCTTCATAATATTTGTAATAGTTTCCATCATACCCCTTTAAAGGTACGAGTAATGATTCTATGTAAGAATTATTGCGTATATGGTCAAATGATGTAGAATTACACCACGAATCAATCAGATAAAGTTTTGCAGTTTTCTGATACTTTTTAAGTTGTTCTATGTGGTACTCGAGATTTCTCTGTCTATGTGGATGAAATATAAAATCAACATAAGTTATAATATCACCTTGTTTTTCCCACTCTAACATTTTTTGAAAATTGAATTTAGGAATACCTTCATATTTTTCCAAATAATCAATTCTACTTTGTGTCCATTCATCTATTGGTTCATTATTAATAACTTTATGAACGTAATCAACATAGACATTAAATGGTTTGGGTCTGTCTATTTTACAAAAATCACAATTACAATTAATATCAGAATGTAAAAAATTTCTATCAATTGAAGTAAAAAAATGTATAATATATTTTGTATCTAAACTTAAATTCTCTTCAATTAGTAATCGTGATGAATGCCAATCTCCTCCATTATCTTTTCTAACAATTGATTTTAAACCAAGTTTTTTTTCTATTAATCCTGCAAATCTATTCTCTTCTCTAAATTTTATTGATTCAGGAGTTTGTTTATACAACAATCCTCCAGATTCACTATCATCAACCCACTCATTATAAACTTCTCGTTGAGATTTCCAATACGGAGTATCTATGTAAAGTTCCAATCCTTCTCCCCATACAAAAGAGTCACCGGAATAAATTATATTATTCATTATTGCTGTATTGATTTTTTATTAATAATAGATATTTAGAATTCTAATTTATTTTAAATAATCTTAACATCGAATCCATTTAGAAACATATATTCCTCTATTATTTCTAAATCATGAAACTCACCTTCCTTTACAACTGCATGACCTTTGGTTGCCATGGTAAATGCAATTTGTTCACACTGGATTTCCTCGTGTTCGGTTATATCCCAAATGGCATCAATTGTCTCATCGATTGTTTTGTAGGGTGTATCGTATATAACTAATTTACGAGGTTCCATTGTTATTGTAAGAAAGTTATTAGATAAGGTGATATTTTATATCCAACATACGCACCTAATGCGGTTGGGACTGGGAATACTATAAACTTACCCAAATCAGTAACATACTTTGGTCTGTTTACAATCTTACCCAAGAAGAAGTAGAATATCATATAAGAGATAAGAACCGCCATATCAATTCTTAAACTAACTGCTACGATTACAACTGCACCCAAAAATCCATATAGGAAGTTGTATAACACTCCATCAATCCAAACTTCTTGTGGTGATGATGAATTGTAATCTTCTACTATGGTAGATAAGGGTAATTTCTTTTTTCTTCTTAATTTACTTTCCATTAGTGTAATCGTTTAACTTTTTAACTGCTTTGTTTAATCGTGTTTCTTGTATATATCTATCTCTCATTTCATTTAGAAACACTTGTTGTTCTTTGGTATAGAATTGTACTCTTGATATTTCCGATAATTCATCTATCCGATTTCTCCAAATAGGTTCTTGTGGGGTCCCGAATGGGTGTGGTTGTTTTAATTTCTCTATACACCAATCTCGAAGGATAATGATTGCTCTTTTCTTGTCATCGGTAATCAGGTAATCCTCCCAATAACCCGAACTCAAATTATTCAAGTTCATCAGAATTTGTTTCATATCCATACTCGTCCGCTTTTGTCGGTCAAACTTTTAATTTTTAAATGGATCCCTTTTTATTGATAGTTGCTCTCTTCTCTCCATCTCCAATGCTTTCAACCTCTGTCCTCGTATCAACTTAATTAAGTGTACTAGGATGATTATCCCATTCAAGGTCATTACCGATACCTCATCGTTATAATAACCCCACAATGCCCATCCCATACATCCTACGGAGTTGACTACTCTCATCTTCACCCCATCGAATCCAAACGATGATAGTGTCACTATGGTGGATATCCATCCTAATAATTCTATTGGTGTCATACTGAGTTAGAAAGGTAGTGTGTCTTTATCTTTTAAATATAAGTAACGGATGTGATTGATAATGAATCTATCTTCTTCATCGTACCCATCTTGTTTAAGTATCTTTACTATCAAACTTATATACTCCATTACTTGTAGTGGGTCAATTGATAGAACTGTATTTGATGATAGGGATGATTTGTTAGTCATCATCCAATCTTGGAGTTTGACTAAAAACTTTTGTTGAGCTGGGGATAAGACATATCGTGTGAATTGTGTCCCATATCCTAGTCCATTGGTTGTGTTTGTAGTTTGAGTACTCATTCGTTCTTAATTATTCTATACTATCTTTTATATTACCGAATTTCTCCATATCAATATCATCTACCTTAATGTATGCACCACTCGGTTTTCCATCTTTTCCCATAATCATAAACACATTTCCCGAATCTTGGGCAGTGTTTATGATTTCGGTAGTGTAAGTGGGATTGAGTTTCAACATATATTGAATAGTATCGTTCATCAAAACCATCATTGTTTATCTTCTTTACTTTCTTTAAACTTTAATGTAGCGAGACCAGTTGAAAATGATATGATAATACCAATCAATAGGTTTAACCAGTATGGTAAATGAGGAGAAGAGATGGCCATGGTGAATCCAAATACGAATACTATTGGAAGAAAGTTCCATTTTACGAGGTTGATAAATTTTTTCATATGATTTAAACTGTTTTTTGTGCTAAAACTTTTAATTTAACTTTATTTCTTTTATCTATATGGTAATTGTACCAACTTTCAGCTACGGATTGGGAATAAAATGTAGCTCCATTTTCAGAGTGTTCTTCAAAATAGTCAGTCCAGTACCCAAATATATTACATTTTTGTACTTTCCAAAATGGTTTACCATCATTAGTCCACTTATCTTCTATCTCTAATAACCTATAAGTTCGCTTCATAACTTATTTCTTTTTAGTTGGTTTTTTATATTTTTTCAAATTTAAAAAATTGATTAAGTTTTGCATTAGTAGGTGCATGATTGGAAACTCTAGCACTATCTCGAGAATATGTATATGGTCTACGATTCTCAAACTTACCACCTCCCATTAAGTAGGTAAAATCATTCCAATCTAAAATATGGATTTGACAATCAAATTGTTTTTCCAAATCTTCAAGATGTTCACCAACACTCATGTGTATAGGTGAATAAGGATGTAGAATATAGATATTTGTTAATCCATACTTACGAATATATTTCCAACATTTATGTGGAAGCTTATCCCCAATCGAACCACTTATTCCTTGTGCAATACAATCCATGTGAAATGTACCATTGATGATGAAATCAATACCAGAAGAAAATCGTTTATATACAATTCCCATAGATGTTAAGTATTTTTCAACTCTATCTTCTAATGCCCTTCCTCTTTCATGTACTTGTTCGGTAAATTGTACAATACGAGTCTCCCCTATTTTAGTAAGTGTTCTCATTTCTTTTTAGTTGGTTTTTCAGTAGGTTCACTTAAATCTTCATCAAAAAGGTCTTCACCTTTGTAATCGGGATGATTCTTACTCATGTAATCAATTCCATTGACCCATTGGATACCAATGAATACTGAAACCAATACACATACAAATATACTAATTACTAGTTCCATATTGTTTTTGTTTATCGTTTATTACGCAATCCTTTAATTCCATCCATGAGTACCATTACACAAAAGGTCAAGGTTACGATTGATAATGCAAATGTCATTAAGTCCATATCTTATTGATTTTTAATAGTCACAAATATACAAATTATTTTTCACAATTCCAAATTAGAAGTTTGACCAACTGAAACTTTCAGAACCACAAGAACATTTAAATTGTCTTGCCCACTTACCAAGGGTGAAGTTGTAGGTTCTCACACTTTTTTTATTACAACGATAACAGTTGCATGATTTCTTTTCGGTGTTGTGGTATCTGGCCATATCTTTTATATTTTAAGTTTCTTTCTCATTACTCTACTAATATACGAAATGTTTTTCACATTTCCAAACGCTTTGATAAAAAAGATAAAAAATAAACCTACCACACTTGAGACCGATATGAGAGAGATAAAAGTGTGTGGTAGGTGATCCTGACGGATACTTGGGATAGGAGAGAATGGCCTCAAAAAATAAGGGAGATGAAGTATCCGGCTTTCTTTGCTCCCCAAATGGGAAACTGTCACGCAATCGGTTTTATTATTTGCTGGCTTCAACTTCATCTTGGTATTATACACCGTTAGAGTAGTATCTCAATCACGGCTTGGTCTTATACCCTTTTGGTATAAGAGTTAATTAGTAGTATGGTGGTTAATACCGAACATACAATGATTAATGTTAGTGGGTCTGCAATCCATAGAAGGGCAAGACCACATATTGTCATGATGATTGGTTCTACGGAAATCAAGAACACAACAAGGACAGCGAGAGTAAGGGGGATGTACTTTAACATAGTTTTATCTTTTATCTTTTATAACATTACAAATATACGAAATGTTTTTCACAATTCCTACTATTTTGGAAAATATTTTTAGAAATTATATGCATTCCAAATTCTTTCGGCTGGAGCGAGGTATTGTTCACCAACTCTATGGTTATGTTCCTTATTCAGTTCATAAGGAGAAGGTAGTACCTCCATAGTACAAGTACCATGATAAGGATGTATACTAATCAACTTTGCCCGTAGGGTTGGGGAGAAGTTATCTGAAACCGGGAATCCAATTCTTGATTTGAGTTCTTCTGCGTAGTTTATTCTGAAACGGTTCATATTAGTTATGGTTTAAGGTCCAAACTCCATTTTCCATCATTGAAGTAAATACCTTTCGTGGCATTACTCTTTCTACTCCATTGGGGAATAGGACCAGGACGATTGATTGTCCGTAGTGTAACCAGGTTCGGGTGATGTGGGGTTGTGTCATATCGTTTATGGTTTATCTCTTATTACTCTACTAATGTACGAATAAAAGCTCACAATTCCAAATTTTTTAGGAATTATTTTTTGCTCTTCTTATGGCTAGAATCATATTGAAAGCCTCTAGTTGAGCTTCGGTAGGAGTGTATCCATTGTTCAGAGCTTGGTACTGATAAGTTTCATATAATTTTTTCTCCTTCGGACTGAGGGAAGAAAAGAATTCAAAGTTGGGGTTAATCTTACTCATATCTTTTTAGTTTTAATGTTTTAATAATTAAGGGGCCATCAACCATTGTGAATAAACTTCGTCATAAGTGACACCCATGATTTCGGATAGTCTACTAAACACTCGTTCTCGAATCACACTATCACCTACTCCGATGTACTCATAGACATCTTCGTAGTTATCTAACACTCGGAACAAACCTTCAAAGGTTGCATTCTCATTGATTTCGATTCCCATTTCATCTGTCGGGAAGTTCTCAAGGTAGTACTCTCTCATGTTTCTCATATCTTTTATCTCTTATTACAATACTAATATAGAAATAAATGCTGAGAAATACAAGTACTTTATTAAACTTTTTTATAACTACTTGATAATCAAGGAAATTATTTTAAAGATATATGATATTTTTTTAAGGCCTCTTGGTGTTTTTTATTGATTATTTTAAACCTTCTACCTAAGTCATTTAGTTTTTCTCGTTGGATTCTATCGTACATTTGTTCTTTCAAGATTCCATTAATCATATCAAATACCTCAAGATCCATAAGGTAACTAGGATATTCCATCATAAGTTCTCTTAACCATTCATCTTGTCGGTAATTCAGGCTCCAGTATTGTGTCTTTGCCATTCTATAATTACATTTCTTAATCTAGTTCTCCATCGTAACGATATTCAACCTCATCTCTATATGAGGTAACATCTTGTTGGTGTTCTACACCATCACATTCGTCCCAAGGACAATCTTCAACTTTTTCTAAAGCTTCTTCATATGTTTCAGCTTCAACATGGAGGGTCCAAGCCTCTTCCACATATCGTTCGGCAATAATAATAAATTTTGGCATATTGTGTTTGTTTAAATTGTTTCGTAATCTATCTCACCGTAATCATCAAAATCATCGTTCTCATCATGACCCTCACCTTCTTCTGCTTTTCTATAAGCTTCACATACACTTCTAGCCATTACCGTATGAGTCCAAGTTTGAACTGCAGTTCTTGAGCATTGAATGGTGTATTCTGATTCTTCGTTGTTTTCCCAATCTTCATCATCTTCCTCACATTCATCAGTATTGATTCTTGTTGGAGAATTCTCTCTAGTCATCTTATCACACTCCTCGATGATTGAGTTTCGAAACTTTTTCAAATCATCGTATGAGTTAAAATCAAAACTAAATGAACCCACCTCGGAGTTAATAGTAACTTGAACGTGCTCGGGTGTATCATTTTGATATTGGTTCTCTCTAACATACCTTACTGAATGTCGGTAGTTCTCGCCGAAATCAACTAATGAATTTTCGGGATACAAAGTATACCATGGCCAGTTCTCATCCGAACTCTTTACCATCTTATACTCGTTCTCTAACTCTTGTAGTTCTTTAATAACATTGGAATATCGTTTCTCAAAACTACTCTCCCATTTTTTTGTTCTTTTCATAATTTAAAATAATTTTAAGTTATCCCCACCACGAATGTTGGGTCACATTTATTTGTTGATATTTGGTTTTAATTTTATATTTTAAGTATTGTGAAATAGGGTCATCGTTGGTTTCCAATTTATTCAGTTTGGAGTGCACCCAACCCATGTATGTATTCAATTCAATTTTACATTTTGTATACGATTGTTTGTTTAACTTGAGCTGTATATTTTCTTCCTTGGTAGTATAGTGATACGATGCGTTATCCTTGATGAATTGTTTCATAACATCATTACTTAAATTCATTTCAATAATTCTTTCAGCTAACCCTTTCAATCCATAGTGATGTTCTTTACATAGATTGGTATGGTTTCCTGAATCAAACACTTGTTCAAATGCTTCTTTGGAATAATACCCACTAAAAAACTCTTTAGTTTGAGTCATATAAAAAATGTTGTTTCTAATACCATCTACTACATAACGATGTAGATGTGGTGCGGTTTTGACAATAGACATGCTATGTTCAATGTACTCCACCAATTCATTTAAGTTTTTAGGTTTATTATTCATAACTTATATTTTATATACTCATTACTAAATTTATATCTAATGAATTCCTTATCCATCTCATTCGTAACTCATTCAACCAATCCTTGTCCGTATCCCAATAGTATCCATCAGATAAAATCGTTGTTACTCTTTTCTTATATAGATACAAATCAAAATCTTCACCTACTACTTTGATTCTCCCACCCTCATGTCCACCTTTCATATTATCCAACCACTTATTGGTTAGCCAGTATTCCATGTCTGCCAGATAGTATCTTTGTTTATAACTTAAATTAATTGATTTCATAATTTTAAAATAAAGTTTTCAACCCTTCACTACAATTCGGACACCCAGTCAGATATAAAGAGATATAGTTACTATATCCATATATCATCAACAAGATGTACATCTAAAGACTTCTTTAAAAATCTTTCTCTTAACTCATTCAACCATTTCTTATCAGATTCCGAATACCATCCATATAGAAGAATACCTTCTATCTCCATCTTATATCTTCTTATAGTAGAATCAAGACCATTTACTTTCAATCTACCATCATCACCATCTTCAAGGTCTCGGATATAATCTGCATAAACCCAATCCTTTAACTTCTCTAAGAAGTGTCGTTGTTCAAAACTTAAATGTATTCTACTCATAGCCATATACCATTAACATAATGTATATCCATAGAATCATTAATATATCTTTCTCTTAACTCATTCAACATATCTCTTTCAACATTAGTATACCAACCACCTCCCTCTCGGGAAAGAATATCATTAACATAGAAATAGTACCTACTTAATACCTTTTCCTTACCATTTATCTTAATAGGAGTATCTTCACCCCAAAGCATGATTTGAGTATTATGTATCCATAGGGACATCTTTTGTAAATAGTATCGTTGTCCAAAAGTTAGGTTATGTGTCACCATAGGTTTATTAATTATCTAAAGAGTAATACTTCCAATCCTTTATCCACTCCTCTCGTATCTCATTCAACATGATTTGGTCAAAGTAATCATAATGACCAAGAGATAGGATAGTCATGATTCGTTGTATAGTCAAGGGGTCATATCTTCTTTTCAACCATAACAAGTTAGTGGTAGTAATCAACTCTAACCACATCCTTTGTTTATCATTTACCGTTAATGTTCTTTCTTTCATAATTTTAAAATAAGATTTTCAACCCTTCACTCTATGTGTACTATTTACTCTATCGGCTCATCAAGACCCACTTTGCATTAATGCACATTGTGCACCACCATAGGGGGGTACTACTATGTTTTTTCCTAGAGTGAAAAAGCTAGCCCGCACAATAAAATGTATCCGAGCCCCCTATACAGGAACTTTTAAAATAGCATTTACAAGAAACTCGGAAGGGTGGCAGCTCCCCTACACCCCTCCACATAGGAAAACTATAAAAACTATAAAGGGAAAAACTATAAAACTTATCCACAAAATAGTTCCTTAAATGCTTGGGCCTCTCTCATAGTTTCCGCATCCTTCTTAGTACCGCGATTTATGAGTTCTTCCGCCAGGTAGGAATCTACCGCGAGAATAGCCTTTTCTAAAGTTATATATTTCTTACCTAAAAATTGATTCTTATTCTTAGGGGTCTTGGTCATAGTTACCAAGGTAGGGAAAGACTCCGTAGGAGTAGATTCTATTAGGATGTTTTTATACTTCGTCATATCTTATATTGATTATAGGGATAGTGCCTGAATTACTTTACTTACCACACTCTTATTCATATAGGTGAGTTCTTGTTCCAAGGTTCTACCCTCGTTCTTAATCTCGTTCACCCAGTATTCTACCGAACCCCAAGTTGCCTTATTCTCTATAAAGATATAAGAGGGGAAGTACTTCAGTTGTGTACCACTATCGGTTCTTACCTCCACATCAGAATACTCGTAACAATCTGTCATACCATCGTACCTACCGGCTTTGAAGGATGTACCGAAAGAATGGATTTGGGAGTAGATAGGGAGGGAAAGTGGAGAACCATCAGAGTTACACACATTTACTCTCACGGAAGAACCTCCACTATATACATCAGAGGTTGCCCACACTTTCACACCGGGAAAGTTCTTCTTCACGAACTGCTTAATCACACTCGCGGTGTTCTTGGCACTCATGTAGATATATTGGGTGTTGTCCCACTTGTCTACTCGTAGGGAGTTAGAGGGAAGTTCGAAGGTCTGGCCTGAAAGTTGGATTCTGATTTTCTTAGATTTCATATCGTTTAGGGGTTATGGTTTATCTCTTTTCTACACTACTAATATAGGGAATATATTCCATATATCCAAATCCTAGAGAAATATTTTTACCACATTTCTCTAAGTATCTGATAATGAGGAGCATTGTTTTTAAAGACGTACCTCAGATAGGTAGTTCTCTAGTCCCATCACCACCACCGGCTTGGAGAACTTCACCTCGTGGTCTATGTACTCATAAAGGCAATGGTCATTACTCTGTTCCTCCACCATCTTAGTAATGGCGAGTACCAATGCCTTTTTGTCGGCATATAATGCCATATCGGCATCTAGTGGGAAATAGAAATCTACTCCACCCTTGGGTTTCCAATAGGGGGTATTGGTGTCAGAGTAGTTCTCATAATACTGGGCGGTTACTTGAATAGTACACATCATATCTT